AGTGTCGCGTAAGACCCACCTGTGGTTTTAATCTGTACAACCTTGTTATATGCAGCTTGTGACATGTATTAGCACCTCATAACTTAATTAAGTTTTCACCTCCGGGGGTTTGATTGTTTCCTCTTTGCGCATTAAGAATATCTCACCTTTACGGATATCAATAATGATCTTACCATAAAACTGTTGGTCACGTAAAGACTTAAGATGTTCAAATAACCATTTAACATCATCTACGTTTTCCATGAGTTACAATGCAGTACGATTTCCTTCCGTGCTGGAATTAGTGGGTTCCCTCCAAAATTTACAATCCAGAGTAAATACAGGACGATTGTTATCATCGTAACCCTCAAAAAATATGTCTCTGGTGATGATACACCCCTTATATTTAGAATTATTAACCGTAGTTTCGGCTAGTCCAGATAATACATCCTTAACGGCCTGTATCTTAGTTGCGGTATTAACGTAATCTAATTTATTGCCCCGCACTCTAATTGCCACAAAGACTTCATCAAGTAACCATTTTGGATTCGGAATGCCCCCAAAGTCATATAGCGCGATACATCTGTTCGGACTAGCCGGAGTATTGCCAGAATAGACTTCCCAATCCGCCCCGGTTAACGTAGTGCTGCCAACATCGGCAGTCATTAAAATGCTACGTAAATCAATAGATGGAATCGTAGGTAAGGCCATTTAATTAATCCGAAATTTAGACATCCTAGCCGTAATAAAACTTCTAAATTGAATCAAAGCTAGTGGAATTGACTTAAAACCGCCAAATTCTAAATACTTAATGCCCGTGCCTGGAGTAGAATAAACCTTAGCTGGTACTTCATGACGTTCGACAGCATAGGTAACTTCCCCTTTAGGCTCGGTCCCCATAACTTCCATATCGTCTATAATCTGCGGGAACGACGGAGCAACACCGCCGTAACTTACCAAAAGTTGCCACAAATATGAGCCCGCTTTAGTAGTAAAAAATTTAGCTGAATTACGCAATGCGCCCGTTTTCATCGGCACATAAGGAGTGGTGACATTTAATACATCCTTTCCAAATTGATCCAAGGCGGGTTTCATGGCTAAATCAACATCTTTAACAATGGAATTAGCAATTAAACCCAAGCCGATAGCGGCTTGACTGGCTGACGCGGAATCTTTAATTACAAAGCGTTGCTGCATTACACCAATACCTTATATAAAATTTGATTGGCGTTTACTGACGGAACGGAAAAAACCTTCCTAATCTCATTGGCTGCCCCAATCAATACTGGACTGGCCGCTGTAGAATTGCCCTCCATGATGAACCCATCGGCAACAACTGCGGAATTTAGATAAAAAATACTATTGGAAATCTGTTCGTCACCGCTATCATTCAGGAACTTTTCCGTCTTAGCCTCATGCCTACACTTAAAACTTACCGGCGCGGCAAATCCTTGATTTCCGGCTAAATCAATACCACTTGGAGCCCAATACACGCATTGCTGGTTAAGCTTACCCGATATGTTCATCCCGTACCTGTTTAAATTCTAACACTCTGTCGTCACGACTATAATAAGTATATCTGAATTCTCTAGTTATTGGAAGATGTTTGAAATCCTCATAGTTATATTTCCATTTTTGAACATTAGACAGTTCTAATTTACGCTCATCTCCAATTACATCACAAATCAAATGCTTACAATGACCAACTATCTCCAAAACTCTAGCTTTTTCCAGATAACACAAACACCCTTCAGCTACCACCAAATCATAATTATTTAAGATAGTTAAGTCAAAATTGTTTAAATCTAAAGCCAGAGTTTTATAATTAGGGTTGTCTTTTACATAAACCCCACTATTTTCACGTAAAGCAATTACGTCTGGTAAATCCGATTCAGTCCACTGTAATGTATCTGATCGAATATAAAAATATCTCGTACAAAAACCACACCCTAAATTCAACACTTTAAAATCTGGTTTGTCCCTAATTACGTCCCCAATCCAACGATCATATATATAACCACGTAAGATAGCCGGAGCAAATGAAAACCCATTCATGTCGCGAACAATTTTTAATCCATTTAAATAATCAATGAATTTTTTAGCGTAGCTGTCCCCAAGTATGGCTCTACTACTTAAAGTTCCTAGAGATGACCTTGCTACGCCATCAATCAAGTCTAATGGCATAATAAGTCCACCACGGCTTGTGAAAACTCACGTGTACGAGTTTGTAATTGCCGAACCCTCTTAGTTACATCACAAAGATTCACATCGCTTTGTTTTAAAATCTTATTCAAATCCTCCCCTTTATTCCAATTTAAGATTCCTAAATCTTGGAACAACGCTTGTTGTTTTAACATCGATCCAATAGTTATATTAGGTATACCCAACGCGGATGCGATTATATTTCCATGCCACCTACTTGAAATAATGTAGTCACACTCCGAATAAGATCGTCGTAAATGTAAAAGTTTATTCTCACTTTCGGGTAAAAGTCCGTGTTCAAAAACAAATGAAAAATCATTTGATTGTAATAATTGTTCTATAATATATGAATACTCAACGTCATATAAACTACTATGCGGAATTAATTTTATCTGACTTATAAATCCAGATTCATCAACAAAGGATTTTATCTGCTTGGCAAAATCAACAAGTAAATTTAAGTAGTCTGATTTAGACCTGTACCGTTCCACAATACGATCCCCACCTAAAACCAATCCAACAATTCCAACGGGTTTGGTCAAAGAAGATGGCTGTAGTAATAAAGCCGGATCACCAATTAATGTAGTTTTGGATACCCCCAATTTAGTTTTTATCAAATCTAAAGCTATAGAATCCCTAACGGAACATAATTCAGAACGATTACAAACACGTGCTAAATGGGTTTCAAACACGTCTGTTTCATTCCTATCTAACCCCCCACCATCCCCAGGATAGGCAAACGTGTTACTGCCAATTCCGTATACGACTATGGGCACTTTAATATCATCGATCATCTGAATGGGAATGTTAAATTGCCAAAACCCAAACCTTGATTTATCTGGTAACAATTGTCCACCAGACCCTATAATCAACATATCACCAGAATTTATGTAATCGACAATTTCAGACGTAAGTACAGGAGCTTTCCCATTAATGCTATGGCTGCTTAATGGAATGACCAAAAGTTCCTCCGGGCACTGTTGTTTTAATAATTTAACTTGCTGATCTAATAGTAGTAGATCCCCAAAATTTCGTCCCCAACCTGCCCATACAAATACTTTTTTCATTTATCTGGTTCTCATAGATGTTTCCGCAAATTTCAAATCATCGCGTGTATTTATGTCTACACTATGCTCAGACAACATAACCAAAGGTACTGAATTGGGAACATGAAATGTTCCATATTTTAAAAGTGTACTATATCGAGTTAGAAAAATAGCCCCATTCACTCGATATAAATCTCTAACGGACTGTCTGGTCATGTTTAAAGCATTGGCAGTTCTAACCTCCAATAATGGTAACATCGTATTGTCGTCATTTATATAGCGTAAACTATGAAATGGAGACGTCTTAGTAACCCCCACAACTGCTTGATCTGGCGAGGTAAGTAAAAAACTCGCATCAATACAGTGGATTGGTTGTCGTAACGGACTTGTGGGAAGTAAGAGAAAAACATTATCGTCCTCCTCTACTTGACAAGTATCTAAAGCATTCATTACTGCTCCAATACAATGTTCCTTCCATTCCACGGGTTTTTCTGGTTCGGCAACTAATTTAGCTCCGAACCGTTTGGAAAAATGAAGAATTTCTTCGGAATCCGACGTTACGATAATTTCATCAATTACCCCGCTATCTATTGCACATTCCAAGGTGTGTTGAATTAAAGGTTTTCCACAAAGATTGACTAAATTCTTATTTGGAATTTCTTTACTGTTCTTACGTGCTGGTACTACTGCTACAGTTTTCATTTTAATAACTCTTAATTTTTAAATTTATAACAATACTTATCAAAGTATCCTTCCATAAAGAGTTCACAAAGCTCTCTTATGGCTCCCTTACCCCCTTTATGTTTTAAAATTACATCGGCTTCTTGTTTAACCTTTGGGTGGGCATCTTTAGGGCAAACAGAAATAACGTCCATTCTAGCCATACACTCCAAATCATTTAGATCGTCGCCAATATAAATTACCGGAGCCCCAACAATCTGTTCGATCTGTTTTTGTAAAATATCAAACTTAGATTTTGCTGTGTGATCTGTAATATAGACTGGTATTTTTAATTTAGCGCACCTGACCTTAACTACTGGATTTTGCTCGGACGTAATAACTCCTAAAATTAAATCTGGGAATTTATCTCTCAACATCGCCAAACCAAGACTATCCCGGCGTGAGCAACGCACGGACTCAATACCATTCTGATCTGTCCAAACATCCCCTGTAGATATTACGCCGTCAAAATCAAAGAGAATAGCCTTAATTGGATATTTTTCACTCAATCCTTTATCAGCTACTTTGGGTATTTCAATCTTAGATTCAAATTTAAAACCGTCACCGCTAAGCCAAGTCTTTTGCCCAACAGCTTTATAAGGTACAAATTTGCTGTGTCCAACCACATATGTAGAATCAGCCATGATAACCTCCCACATTAATCCCGTTTCGTTTACGTTTTAGAAAATTAACTTGTTCCGTTAATTCTTGAATTGCTCCGTCCAAAGTACAGACAGCAGTATAGGCTTGCTGATGCTTGTCGCGATAGTCAATTAATTTTTTTTCCAGTGCTTCTAATGTAATAGCTCCATCTCCGGGAGGATTCATGTATCCATAACGGTGAGTTCCACGCACCAAAGCTGAAGCGTGTGGTATAAATACTTTAATCCCCATACCACGTGCTAAACCAATCAAATACTCTTGATTAGGCTTTTGATGACAATTGTGAGAAGCATACCCTTCTGCCAAAAAGGTTCCTGTTGTTGTTTTAATTGCAATAACTTCTTGGTTCCCAAGAAAAGTTATTTGTTTAATCGGAACAACTTCTTTTTTTCTAAAAACTCCTAATTTTTCCATATCCAATTTTCCCAACAACCGTCTGGGACGAATTTTACCCAGACATTCCAACCGTGTAGCCAGTAAACCCTCCAAGCGATACTGATAACAATCGTCTGACACAGTTTTCTGACGTTTTCTAAACGCAAAACCTTTTTCAGACATAATCCTAGACACTTCAACACTCATAGGATTGTCTTTTTGAGAAAACCCTAAATCAAAACTATAAGTATCACAAGGATCTTTTTTAGTGGCCTGACAAAGCCAACCCTCCCCATCAAAAGCAGCCGCTAAATACCCGGCTTCCCACGACTTGTCTTCTTCCCAAACATTAATGGCTTTAACAAATTTAGAAGCTCTACATGTTTGATGATTGTGTAGAAAATCAGTACGTTGCCACTTAAAATTGCCAGCATTATTCCACGTCAACCATTTGTGTTCCGCTGATGAGATCAGCTTCTCACCATTTTCTAACAAAATTTCATAGCAGGGTCGAATTATGTTCTGTACAGAGTCAACTGTAGAAACTCGCCATTTTCTATAATAATGATCGGCTCCAGTTTTATGTCCAGGATTTTCATCAAACGCAAGTAAGTCATCCCCAACTTCAATATTTTTTATTTCGTCCCAAATCAGGCTGGCACGTAATACCTTAGTTTCTGGGGCTACACAATATTCATCGTTGTCCAGCAAATCTACGCCAAATATTCCAATCTCTTCATAGCCCTCATACATTGCCAACGCAAACATATAGGCAATGCTGGACATGAAATAATCCCCATTGTGATATTCACTGACACCACCTAAAAAGGCCGTAACTTCAGCTAGAGGATAAACAGTCAGGTCTGGAATTCTACTATCCTCAACTGGGCCGATTATAGGCATTGTCTTACTACGTCTGTTTAACACAGAAATGTAATCCTTTGGCACCTTTAAGCGTTGTTCATTAATTGGGTGCATGTCAAATAAACGCGAGGCATATTTACATTCCTCATCGGTACGCCACGCCAATTGCCAAATTTCCCAATCGGGGTCTTTATAAGGAGCCTGATTAACGGTACGGCTGGCAGAACCAACAATAGCCACTTTCTTTTTCCGCACATAAGAAGTCGGATTTTTAATAACTGTGGGGCGACGTTCTTGATTTAACCCCTCAACAAATGCCTCAAAAGAAGGATTAGAAACACTTTTTAATTCATTACTTTTTAATTCATTACTTTTTAATTTTGCCATTATAAAACACCATAAATTTAAATTGTATTTATTCGTCTAAGTTTAGCCATGATAGGAATCTCACTATCATAAATTTTCAATTCCCCATTACCAAGCATGGTCTTAACTCTGGCAATATTTTCCACCAATTCTTTCAGCTTACTCACGTTATAACTAGCCTTTTGATCCGATCCATACATGTCTTCATTTAAGGTAATGTGACGTTCAACAGCTTGTGCCCCCAATGCTACTGCTAACAAAGTAGGCAGATGTCCGAGTTCGTGTCCACTATAGCCGATCCTAATATTCGGAAACGTCTTAATAAGAGTGGGAATAGATAATAAGTTAAATTCATCATCCGCAGTCGGGTAAGTAGACGTACAGTGATAAATATAATGGATGTCCCCACCAAAATTATTAATAGTCTTAACAACTTTATTTATCAACTTAAGATCACACATACCAGTTGACACAAATAAGGGTTTTCCAGTCTCACAACAAGCCTGTAGGAGTTCTTTATTAGTAATGGTAGCACTGGCAATTTTAATATAGGGTAAATCAAACTGATTTAAAAAAGATACCGCTTGTGTATCCCAGGGGGAAGCGGTCCACTGTATCCCCTTCTTATTACAATATCGATCTATCTCTTTATAATCTTCATACGAAAATTCAAGTTGTCGCTTCAAATCCCCATTGGTTACACCATAAGGACTGTCACGACTTACATCCAACTCTTCTTTAGGGTATACAATATTAACCGTGCGCTTTTGGAACTTCACTACGTCAACTCCGGCGTCTACACAAAAATCTATAAGACTTTTCGCGATTTCAACGGAACCCAAAGCATTAATACCTATCTCCGCACAAAAATGTACGTGATTGTCAAGTTTAACCATAAATTACCTACAAAGAAGTTATTTTAGTAAGATTTTGGAAAAAGACAGTGTAACCAAGCCGTGAAGCAAAAAAACCCCACGCCTACCCACCACCATTGGCTATGAGCAAAAACTAGCCACAAACAAACCACGGCCAGTCCTAACGTAAGTTTCCAATTCTGAACTAAGGGGAAAAGATAGGAAATTAAAAAAACTAAAGCATCACTTATTAAATTTAACATTTTAACTTTATTAAGTTATTGATTACAAAGGATCAAATGAACGCCAAGGTGATAATAAACTAATTGCAATCGGAGGTAAAGAGTCTTGCGCGTCAAGATCAAAACTTGTTTCGGAAGCGTCTCCAATCTCTTCAGTTTTAATTCGTGGATTATGACTACGATCCAGATACCACGATTTGACCGTAGTGATGCACGCGGCTTCCAGATCGTCGGGCAATTGTGCCGTGCTGGAATCATACCCGGTAGAATTTGGCAGCACATACCCGGCGATATAACGCACACTCCAATCACGTTCACCAACATGGCTAGTTACGGGCTCAATGTTGTGCCGCTTATACAGAGTTGAAGTCCACCCTCCGGGTCTAAATAAAATACCGGCTTCTTTATTGTCGATCTCATAAGACGTAGAAGCTATAGTTGACCCATTAAATAAAATTTGGGAAACGGAACGCAAGGGGCGTCTAGTAACCAGCAATGTGTGTTTACCAACGGATTGCAGGGTTTCCGTACAATCAACTAATTGGAATTTACGATCAACATACTTTTCAATCGCAAAACTTGCGCGTTTAATTAGATTATTGATAAAATCTGAACTTCCCGTACTGCTAATATTGAGTTCTTGAACGACAGCATCTACCGTGGTTAAGCGGTTATCCTCTACATAAGGATTTGCCGTGGAATTGTTAATTACAAACGTCATGTAATTATTCGGAGGCTAAATTCAAAAATTTAATGGCGTCCTTTGGGGTACGCGGTTCTTGTCCACACAATTCTTTAGTTATACGCTGCACCTGCACCCAATCCACGTTCCGTCTTGGTATGAAATTACTAGCCACGGCTTCGCCGTCTTTTTCATTAACTGCTTTAGCATGTCCGGATTGGATTAGATTCCTCGCTACAACAATGTCTAGGAGAGCTTGCTCACCACAACTATAAGGCGGGCTGGAAATCAAAAATTCAACTTGGATCTTCGCGGGTTTTTTTAGATGTAAAGTTTTAGTCATGTCGTTATTATTCCGTACTTGATAGGTATTGTAAAGACTTTATTTCCCAACTATAGGTATCCTTAACCCCATCAACATATGGGGTACTGCCGTAATCTGAATCCACAGTCAAAATCCGTTTTTCTTGTAAAACTTTGGTTTGAGTAAGCGTGTTATCTACTGCATTAACCGTAATGGTAACTACTCCGGCTATGGGGGACAGTGCCGTCCAACCCCGTATTTGCTGTCCAGTCTTGGGATTGTCAATTCGATAACGCGCAGCAGCGGGATTTTCAGCAGTTCCATTTTGATCTTTAAATGAAACCGTTAAGTAAAATGTACTACGTTCGTTGATTAAGTTAATGGCCATCGTATAAGTAAAAGCCCATCCAAAACTATCCGAAGGTTTCTTTTGAAACAACTTTACACATAAGAAATCTAATTAAAACAATAATTTCTAGCTGAAAGTTATTGCCAAGTCACAGGTCCAAGACTGTGATAAAACTTTCGTCCCCTGGTTGCTTACCTTACGATTAAGATTCTTCGCTGATCCACTGGCCCCATTGGCAACGCTGAATTCGCGCCAATCAAAGTTAGCCTCAGTGCTGCCAAATACCGCTCTAAACGTCACGGTTTGCCCGGAGATTTGTGGATACGTGGCGGACATTGCCTTATATTTATTAGTTCCCTGCAAATCAGTCTGAGCAGCAGAGGCCGCAGCCGAACTGTTACCAACAGCTAGTCTAGCATTGGCATTATTAAATGGGGTCTCAATGGTAGACGTTGACCCAGTAAGCAAATTCATCAAAGTAGTAATGCCTTCATTCAGAAGCAAATTACCTTCGAAGCTACTTACATCATAAGGAGTGCTGGCCACAACGCCGTCGTGAATGTTATGCCTATAGATCGTCCAAACCGGCTTATACCGAATCACGTCCTGATCGTTGGCGGTCACACACGCTCTCATGCTTTCATTACCACTCACTGCGTCACGCATAATTTTTAACCCTCTTTATTCAAATTCTAGTGTTCGTTTCTTCACGGTAAAATCTAAATTCCGTCGCGACACGTCAAACGTTATTTTGCGCTTACTAAACACAAACGTAATTGATTCCAAATCAACGCTGGCATCATACTTGTATATGATATCAGAACCACCAACGGAGTCAATAACATTAAGTAAAACACTTAATAAAGTCACGTCTTCTTGAGTTGATCTTTGGTCTACAACAGAAACCGATGCCGCTAAAGCGAAGGTTTCAACAATCCCGGCATTAGTCTCTAAGACTTGAATCAAACCAGCCACGGTAGGGCTACACGCTTCAAATCCGGCATCGCCTACTTGTAGGGAAGTCTGGATTCCCGTAGCTTCGGTGGCAACTCCTAAATCAGTAGTGGTAACGGTAACTGCCCCACTAAGAATCTCTACCACACTACTTAAATCAGTGAGGGTAAACTGCACGGTTAAACCTACAGTTTCAGCCGTTGTGCCGGAATCGACGATTTGAATTAACGTAGATGTTATGACATCAATTAATTCCGCAATACTGCCGATATCTGTTAACGTGAAAATATTGGTAATGCCCGGACTCTCCGCTGTAGCCGACGAATCTTGAACTCCAAAACTAGCTGATAATGTCGGACTTTCTGAGCCATTACCTGAGTCTGATAAATTGCACGTGATTACGAAATTGATTGGAGAATCAACACCACTTCCAGAATCCGCTAATATAAAAGAATTGAGTAGTGAAGATAAATTATCTGAGCCCTGACCAGCTTCAGCTAAAACAAACGAATTTGTTAAGGCCGATAAAACGTCCCCTCCACTGCCAGAATCGCCTACAGAAAAAGAATTAATAATCGCCGCAATTAAATCAACGGCTGTGCTGGAATCGGCTAAAGTAAAACTATTAGTTAATAACGAAGGTGTGTCGGCTCCACTGCTGGTATCGGCAACACTAACAAAGGTTAATCCTGGAAATAATAATGAAACAGGACGTTTTTTTATCCTATAAACGTGTCTTTTTCTGTAAACGCCTACCACATTAAGCCAATTCTCGGAAAATTATTCCACAAATCATTGTCATACTTGCTACGGTAATATTAGATTTCATAGCAATAATTCCCCCAGGGGCTACCATAGCACGTTCATCGGGTGTGGGTAAATAAATCCAACCGGCCAAAACACTAGCGGCTTCACGCCAAACTATATCTCCATCAGTTCCCTCCGCACTAGCATTATACCCAGTAGCGGATGTCCCGCCAACAGCTTTAGCGGCTTGATCGCTTGGATCAAAAAGTATTGGGGTAAAACTTGTGACGGTCGCTGCTGCGGACTTTCTAATCAACTGTATTTCCATTTGATCATCCGCAGTTACATCTCCATTGGTACACCAAGCTCGTAAAATTTCCAATGGGGTGCTAGCTCCAGCCTTAATTTGCAATAAAGTCTTAGCTGTAGTAACCGCAGCAATGCTTGCATGAACTGAATAAACTCCTCTACTCATTAATCATATACCTAATGGATTCTAAGTGAATTTATTTTACCACAAATTGTTTACAATATAAACAATTTACATTCGAACTAAAGTATTATGTTGTAAACGTCTAAAAACATTCAGTAAGGGCAAGGGCAAAACATTTCCACCCCCACCCCCGGCCGTCACCGTGGCGTACATGGAATACTTTTGAATAGTCAGATCGTTTTCACTCCACGTTGCCCCAAGGGTTTGCGAGGTCTGCCGGGAGCCGTCATACGCACCACCGACGTCATACATTAGACTCAATTCGCCATAGGATATCGTCGAGGTATCCCCCACCGCGAGGGCGTATTCCGTGCTGGCGGATAAGGCATAATTGACACTAGCCGTATCCCAGGCCAGCGCCGGATATTCCACCGTCGGGGTAATCGTGGCCGGACCAAAGGCCAGTGAGGCGCTATTCATCGTAGCGCCTTGTGTGGCCCCTGAGTATAGGGCCACCCCGCAGGTGCCGGTAAAAAACGCCCAGTTTGTATACAAATGCAGGGTTGTCACGGTATTCCCGGAGGCCGCCACAAGAGTATCAAACAAACTACCGTGTGCTTGTACGGATTCAGTCAAAGCAATCCTGGACGCCCCGCCGGTAGTGTAGCCGAAAGTGCTCCCCACCCCGGATTTAGCCCCCATCGCAATGACCGGATAGGTGGCTTTTTTCATGAAATCCACCGGCAGCCCGGTCACAATATCCTCGCCGTCGACCACCCACGGATCACACCACGCTTTTAATCCTTTGGCGTCGATACACTCCCAGCGGTAGATTTGACTGTGCTTCCCAACACCGTAGTTATGCCCGCCGATACGATGATGTGCCTTATTGTGATACACGGCGAGACTACCCAGCACATTCTCCGGAGCCGAGTGCCCTTCCGGGAGAATCAACGGTTGCGGGTAAAGACTCAGCCCGGAACTGTGCGCCATGCGCAGCCTTATCTGAGTCTTTGCGGGTTTCGAGGCAAAGGTAATCGCGGACTCCAACACTTCAGAATTCAACGGCCAAGACTCCCACCGCTCCGAACCCTTCTCCAGGATCAACTTGTCCCCGGCCTTCAAATCCGGGTTGAGCATGTCCGTATAGTTCAGATTCAGCCAGCACTCGTCATCCCAGCGACCCGCATTGACGTTGGGCAGACCCCCTGACTTCCCCCCGGAAAGCACCACCGCCCCGCCTAGAATCCCCGACAGCTTATCCACGTTTAACACGCCTAGACTATGGATTCAGAGATTAAAAAAAGCTGTGACATAAAAACCTCTATAAACTATTTGATTTTTATTCTAACACAAAACAAAAACCCTACATAGCGAAATAAATCACTATGTAGGGTAGGCTCTACAACACACTATCCTACTTAACTATCTTTACACCCCAGCCGTGGAAGCTGGTACAGTATCGTAACCGCCGAACACGATGACTCCACCAACATCAGCATCGTCCGTAGCAGTAGCGGAGAAATTCATCTTATACTGCATCCGCAAATACCGCTTGGCCCCACTAAAATCAAAGTTGGCACGGCTGGTTCCATTGCCTGTTTGAGACGCTGTAGACGATGTGGTGCCAATAGTTTTGGACTGTCCAGTAGAACCATTGATGTCATTAAAATCAGCCCACACCGAAGCCGCAGAACTATGTTGTAAATTCCACGTTAAAGCAACAGTTTTAGCCGCAGCTAACGAATAGCTGTAAACCAAAGCCGCCTGACCAGACAAGGCTAACGGCTGACCCGGATTAAGTAATTCCCGATCAACGGCAAACCCGTTCTGTTCCGTGTTATCCTCAGACCCAACACTCGAATTTAATACAATGGGGTTAATACAACCAACTGTCAGAATTCGAGACCCAATATCTTTTTGCATTGCTGTCATTTTCTATTTTCCTCTTTATCTTTCTTGAGGCAGGCGGGGCTTTTTAGGCCCCGCAAGTCTTCACAAGTCTCTAAATTATGCTATTAAGCACCCCACGTAATGTTGTTGATCACCGCCACAGACTGTTCATGAGTTACGGCTAAGTCGTGTAACTCAATGGCTCGCACCACAGTCTGATCCTTCTCGAAAGCCGAAACCAGCGAATTACCGTCGGTATAAGACGCGCCAGAATCAACCTCGATCTGCAAGCCCCCGCTTTCCCCGATTATTACATCCAACATGTTAACCAGATACAACTCCGAACCTGTTCCGCCAAGATTGGTAGGAATACTATTCGTGGTATACACGGGACGATCAAACAGAGTAGGATTAGACGACCGCATTGAGGGGTAAATCAAGTTACCGTTAGTATCGCGTAAATTGATCAAATGATTCTTGCTGCGCGGAGCCATAAACCACACGGCGTCAAGAATGTCTACGTTGTTACTCTCCAAACTATTAATGGCAACCTTAACGTCGGTTTCAATATTAGCCGAAGATGTCCCAGCAGATGCAGTAATATTGCCCGCAGCCGCCCAATACCGCAAACCACGTGGCGTATTCTGAGTGCCATCACCACGTAAGAAAGCCAGGTCTTCCCGAACCGCAATTCGACGCACGAGGTCGTTGCGCACAAACCTGTCCGCCTGCTCGCCCGCATCAAACCTGAGCAAGTCATTGCTAATCGGAACAAGAGCCGCCAGCTTCTTGCTGGTCATGACGATCTGCCCACCCGCTGGCTGAGACTTGGTAATGGTCTGATTCTCGCCAACATAATATGCAGTCGCACTACCTGTCTGCTTTGGCAGAGTAAGAGTACCCGCATTCATCGGCAGGATCTGAGGACCGGCCCGGCGAACAACAGTCTTATTATACAGGAATTCAATGATACCAGTCGCAAACTCAGGCTTAATCATGAACCCGCCCGCATCGAGATCCCCAGCGGCTAACGCCTTAACTACGGCATCACCAAGATCATCACGCCAAACTGAGTCTAAGGCTTTAACAGCCCAACGATTGGCACGACTAGGATCCCCTTTACCCGCAGCTAAAGCGCGAACAATACGAGCCGCGCCAAGACCCTTCTTGGTAACGTCGGATTCCGGAGATTCACTACGACCACGGTTTAATTTATCCATCCAAGCAGTTTGCTGTGCCTGCATTGGCTCAATAGCGGATTTAATTGAAGCGGAAACAATTTCAGGCACGGCCTTAGAAACTGCATCATTAATCAGATCAACTAAAACCTCCTTCTTGGTTTTTGCTTCGGTCATTATTCATATACCTCTTACTCCTTCTCTGAGCCTTTCAAGGAACAGAAATTTAATCAAGTTTTCCAGACAATTCTTTAATTGCCCGTTTTATTTCTACATCAACCACACTTTTTATAACATCCTGTAAGACTTCTTTAATAAAATCTTCGTCTAAATCAAAATCATCTAAATTAGAATAATCATTCACTTCTTCCTTTTCTAATTCAGTTACAAAATTGTCCAAATCAAATTCTTGATCATCTTGACACAGTGTTGTATTTTTGTCAACTTGTTTTATAACTTCAGGTGCAACAAGTTGTTTCTCTGCATTGTCAAACGTGTTTAATACACGATCCGTTTCTTTAACCAACTCTAAAGTTAAATTGCGTAAATAATTTACTGCCCGTACATATTTTGCGTCCACCACAACATCGGGATTTTTATTTACCTCAACTAAGAAATCCAACATGTTTTCAATTGACGAGTCTGTTTTTAAATAAATTAAAACTTCCTCTAATGTAAGTTCCTCCACATCATCAATTTTAGGCTCCATCTCAACTGGCAACTCCTTACTGTCTTTTTTAGAAGGTTCTAACGACTCTTCATTTGAAACAACGTCATTGGGCTCGTCCACAACATTAGGCAAACCCTCAGAAACATCGTCTAGTTTTTTACTTTCCAAATTTTCTGTTTGGTCCTCGATTACACCGGACTCAACAATCTCTGGAGATTCAATAACAAGACTGTCTTTGTTTTCTAAATCCAAAACATCGTCTTCTTTAATGGATGTCATATTAATTGAGCCCTCAAGCAATGCCTCTTGTTCTTTAATCTTAGCCAAATTTTCCTTTGCCAAATCTTTAATTCGTTGTGTATTCAATGATAAACGCTTTCCAAAAGTTCCGGAATGTTTATACATCTGTTCCAAAGTTTTCTTAGGAATGATAAGTCCGTTTTTACTGTGTTCATCATACGTATCTAAAGTTTCAGATGCCCAACTCTTTAATGGTGACAAATCAATACCCTTTGATTTGGCATCAATTAATGCTTCCGGATTAGCTGGTACAGAAACGGCTGAATACTCTAATAATTCTTGTCTGATAAAATCTATTCCATAATGGGATTTACGCTCATCGTCGTCATCACAAAATTTATACTCTAATGGTCTAAAACCAACTGAAGTTGCTTTCATGAATCCCTGTAGATACAAATTAAATATCATGTCCGCAAACGGATATACATCCCTGGTAGCAAACTCAGCCCGAGCCTCTAGCGTTTTTTTAGTAGGATGTTTGGTAAGAGATACCGTTTTTGCTATAGGTGGGGAATAATGATCGTGGCCAAACAGCACTACGGGATTTTGTAGATAATTTTCTAACTCCCATCCTTTAATATAAATCTTATCCCACATCCGATCCACACTTTCAGTGCTGATCGTAAAATCAATCAATCGACGTTTTTCATCGACTATTTTAACTTGACACGGAAAACCTTTGTGAACCCCTACAATTGGAGTATTGGGGTTTTCTTTTACTACTGATTTAAACTGTTTATCAGATACAAAAGTTGCCGCTGTCATCGTTTGTTTCACCTTCCTTCAGTTAATCAACTGATTGATTTGATCAAATTAAATATAATTCTATCTGAAAATTCAATATAATACAAGACCCTAAGTAAAACTTAATATGTGAGTGTCACCCCCAGTATTCATATCATACTTTTTAGCATAAGTAAGGGTGTCTTCAATACTGGCTCCATAATCCAACATGGCCATTGCAATTTTAGACCCCGATCCCAACGCATAAAAATTTAATTTGCCCAACTCCAGAGGCTCTAAAAAATTATTATATATACACAAATTTTGATCTTTAGTTACTACGATAGCTTCGAAAAAATAATCCTCCCCTAAATTACGCAAGAAATCTTTAGTGGAATCATCGCCTGTTTGAAACCATTTAATAAAAAGCAGTCCCGCATACATATCCCCTACAATACCAATTAAATACTCTTTAGTCTTTAAAAGACTTGCACCATCATATTCTGGGTTTGGAATGGCAACGGAAAGTTTAAAAATTTTTTTCATGTAATTTGAACTCATGGAATCAGGATCGGAAATTTTTGAATCCGAAGCCAAAACACCATTTTTATAAACAATCGTTGTCATAATTAAGCCCTCATCAAAGTTTAACTTGGAAAACAAGTTAATTTTGTATATCATATAACATTAATTTTTACACGCCAAGACAAGTCTTTTTACTAACTAAACTTAATAAAGCCAATGACTGAAACTGTACTAGAATCTTTTGGACCTCAGACAAAACTTAGTCAAGAAATTCATGCCACCAAGTATCGCGGGGTTGGGGAAAGTTTCTATGACGCCATGTGTAGAATTTCCGCTGCTCTAGCGGATGATGAAGATCATAGAAAACATATAAAAAATTTACTTTTGCAACAAAAGTTTCTACCTGGAGGCAGAATACAAGCCAGTATTGGCAGTCCAAAAAAAACTACCGCGAATAATTGTTTAAGCGGGGAGACTGAAATATTAACTAAGGAATATGGGGCTATAAAAATTAAAGATGTGGCTAAACAGGTTGTCACATTATTAGATGGAAATAATAATTGGATTCCATGTCCTATTTTAGATCATGGAATACAAGAAACATATGAACTTACTTTTAAAGGAGGATTTCAGACAACAACTCAAAGATCAACATTAAACCATGATTGGGTACACAACAACACTAATACAAAAATAAAAACTAAAGCTTTATTTAAACTAAAACGAGTAGAAATCAATGATCTAAGGCCCACGAAAACAATAAAAAATGAAGACCAATATAAAAAAGGAATTATTCATGGAATATTTTATGGAGACGGCACCATTGCAAATGGAGTTTATGCAATAAGAATTTGCTCTAAACACGAAGATACTGAAAAATGGTTAAAAGAGTATCCACACACAAACTCACCTTCCAATAATGGAGATCCAACATATTATATATCATTTACAAAGGCATGGACAAACTTGAAAGAGTTGCCTATTACTGCCAACATATCCTCAGATTATCTATTAGGTTTCTTCCGTGGATGGTTTTTAGCAGATGGGTGTGTAAGTTTACAACCATGTGCTACTCTTTGTTGTGGGGCAGAAGAAAAAAATTGGATCAAACAGTGGGGACCCCTGGTTGGATGGCATTCTATGTCACAAACAATGTTAGCAGATCAAACCAATTTTGGGGTCAGGAAAAAGAAAGTTGGAAATCTACATTTTAAACTAAACACTCTTACACAGGAGGACTTTCTGTCTACAAAACATAAAGATAGATGGAAAACTCGAATAGAAAAACCCCTTCGTTGGAGAATTTATGGACCCCCTAAAAATAAACAAATGGAAACTGTATATTGTCCAATTGTTCCAACAACCCATTCTTTTGCCCTAGCAAACGGGATTCACAGTGGAAATTGTTTCGTTTCGGGAAAAATTGACGATTCGATGTTATCCATTATGGATATGGCTACCAAAGCTGCATTAACCATGCGTATGGGTGGAGGGATTGGATATGATTTTTGTGTATCCCCAGACACTAAAATATTAACCTCAAACTTAGATTGGGTAAAGGCTGAGGATTTAACAATAGGGCAGGAGCTTGTAGGATTCTCGGAAAACTTAAATTTACAAAAAAATAAATTTAAACCAGCCTTTGTTGAATCCAACAAATCTCTTATTGCTGAAATCATTGATGTTTTAACAGATAAAAATTCTACTAAAGTAAGTGCGGATCATTTATTTGTCGTACTCCGAAAAAAAGATTTCCCACATAAAAAGAAAGGGAAGGGTTATAAATGGGTTAAAGCCAGGGATTTAAAGGAAGGGGATAAAATTGCCTTTATATCAAAACCTTGGGATATAGATGAGTGGAAAACCTACGACGCGGGGTGGTTTGCCGGAATGATGGATGGAGAAGGTTGGTGTGTAAGCCAAACAACAAAAACTGGGGGATCAAAAACCCATTCAGGGCTTGCACAAAATGTTGGAAAAGTAAATGATAAAATCTTAGAACTGCTTACCAAATATGAAATTCCCAACAAAAGTTATAGATATACCAATCCAAATGCGATTTTCGAAAGCCATAGATTTCGTGGGACATGGGCAGCCGCCAGACTAATTGGAATTTGTAAACCCATCCGATTTAATCCTAAAAAAATATGGGAAGGGGCCAAATTAAGTACCCGATCCAATCCCTCAGCTACCGTTATAACTACTAAATCTTTAGGAGCCGGAAAAGTGTTTGCTGTAAAAACATCTACAAAAACATTAATTGCAGATGGATTTTTAGGGCACAATTCTAATCTTAGACCTAAAGGAGCCAATATTGTCACTTTAGAAAGCCCGGCATCTGGTCCAATCTCCTTTATGAAAATTTATGACGCCGTATGTGCGACGGTTAAAAGTGCGGGCTCTCGTCGCGGAGCCCAAATGGGAATTTTAAATTGTAATCATCCAGATATCGAAGAATTTGTTCGGGCCAAACAAAACACGGATCAACTAACTAATTTCAATATCTCTATTGGCGTCTACGATGACTTTATGAAAGCCGTGTTTGAAAACAAAACTTATGATTTAATTTTTAATGATCAAATTTATAAAACCATAGATGCTAAAGCTCTATGGGAGGAAATAATGCGTTCCACATGGGACTGGGCGGAACCGGGGGTTTTATTTTTAGATAAAATTAATGAATACAACAATCTTTGGTACTGTGAGGACATTCACGCGACTAATCCATGTGGAGAAGTCCCTTTGCCGCCTTTTGGAACGTGTCTACTAGGTTCTGTCAATTTGGTTAAATACATCACGCCTAATAAAGTCTTTGATTGGGACACTTTCATAGCTGATATACCGGCCATAGTAAGAGCTTTAGATAATGTTATAGACCGTACCATATACCCTCTAAAAGAATACGAGCGGGAACAAAAAAACAAACGCCGTATGGGCATTGGAATAACCGGATTAGCCAACGCTGGTGAAGCCCTTGGGTATCCGTATGCGACGGACAAATTTCTTGAATTCACTAAAAGAGTCATGAAGACTCTACGTAATGAGTGTTATCTTGCTTCAATTGACTTGGCTAAGGAAAAAGGATCTTTCCCACTTTTTGATAAAGACAAATTTGTGGAAAGTAAATTTATTAAACGTTTGCCAAAACAAATTCAAGAAGCCATTTATGAACACGGTATTCGTAATAGTCATTTGTTAAGTGTTGCCCCCACGGGGACGATAAGTTTGTCCGCTGACAATGTGTCCTCCGGTATTGAACCAGTCTTTGCGCATGAATACAGCCGCACGATAATAACTGAAGACGGTCCTGTGGTTGAGCCTGTTAAAGATTATGGGGTAAACGTATTCGGAGTTAAGGGTCGTACTACAGATGACATTTCCGCCCTAGAACACCTAAATGTTTTAACTACGGTACAATATTACGTTGATCAAGCCTGTAGTAAAACCATAAATGTAGGTGACAACGTGAGTTGGGAAGACTTTAAAGAGATTTATAAAAAGGCTTGGCAAAATGGAGCTAAAGGTGTTACAACTTTCCGTGCCAGTGGTAAACGTATGGGAATCTTAAACAAGACTGAAAAGCAACCAGTAACGGCTTGTTTAAATGGAGCTTGTGAGATATAAAAAAAAACGCCCTAAGGTGGGAAACCTTAGGGCGTTCAGGGCTAGTCAAACTCTAGCGCCATCATTAACTACTTATTATTTACAACTATTTTCTCAACGACCTTTCACTTTTGCAAGTTTTACTATAAATTTTTTACAACACCCTGTCAACCTATATTAAGGTAAAAATTTTTACCTTAATAAATTCCCCATTCAAATCAATTCCAAATCATTTAAGATAACATCAATTTGTTTATACAAACATTTAAGAGACTTATTATTTGTAACAATGTAATCCGCATTGTTTTTAAGTTTTAAAATCTCTTGTTCACTTCGATGTTGTAATTGAGGCTCGGATTCTTTTCGTTCAACGTAAATTAAAACCACGTCCATTAAAGAATTTAATTTAAATCTGTCAACCTCATTTAAAAACCGGCAATCACTAAAAATAACGCCGTTGTAATTTTTGTTTTGACACAAAGCTATACTACGTTGAACGGCTAAATCCGCCCAAATGTGCTGCCCAAGACAATCCCTACCAAACTCGGTCCCTAGTTTTTGTAAAGCCGTTCGCCACGAAACTGAAGTTAATGGCATCAAATCAGATTTACACTCGTTGATATAGTCATAATTTATTTCATCTTTACAATCTTTATATATAACACTCAACATGTCATATAAAGGTTTGGCAAACTTATCCCGATATAACAAGTTTTCCTTTTTGTAAAGAAAATAGTTTAAACGAACGGTATTATAAATGTAGTCAGAAATGGTATCTTTACCGCTTCTAGCGTAACCAGACAACAAGATCACTTTAATTTTTTGCATACACCTCTCCATTCACCTCACATTTGTACTCTTCATAAGGGCGTATATTTTTACTATAGAACTCGTGTTTGCAGCATTCCAAAACCCCAATTATTTCATTATATACTTTATAACTGGTTGGAAACTGATTTTCATACTTTAAAAGAATTTTAGTTATAAAATAATTGACTTCCCCTGGATTTTCAAAATAAGGGAGTTTTTTTAAAACTTCCTTAAATTTACTCCGATCTTCTTGTTTAATATAAGGCATAAATTTTACTCCTATAAAGTAGAATTAAAAAACAATTCCTTCTGTTCATCCGGTGAAAATTGCTGTGTAATGTTGTCCTCATATTTTAAATACATAATGGGAATGTCGAATTCTTTCGCTAATTTAATTTCTGCCTGAACCCCAACAGAATTTTTCCACCCCTCTAACATCAAGACAACTAAGAATCCACTTCGCCTAATAAACTCGATATCAATTTGCCGCCAAAATTCCCACTTAGTAGGTGTTCCGAACTTAGCCAACTCATGACTATGAGTAATGGGAGAAAACACCACTACTCCTTGATTGGATTGTCGGGCACAAAATTCCGTTACCATACGAAACCGAAGGTCTCTAATGTTGTCATTTTCATGGGTGTATGGAACGGCTATATAAAAAATTGGACTACCCACTTTTATAAATCCTCCAATTTAATTCAAATAATCTGAAAAAACCGGCTCTGAAGCAATGCTAATGTCAGCACTATTTTCGGCCATAATTTTATCAAAGGTCTGATCCCACCATTTACAACTTTCCTCGATTGCTCCGGGCTTCCCATTTGCCCCAAAATCCCTATATACACCATCAACGACTGACGCCACGTAAAATTTATGCGCCCGTCTAGTCAACCGTTTTGCCCTCTGAATGGTCACAAGCCCAACTTTTTGCAATAACCAATTTAACATTTCTTCACTCCTGATAAACGTGATCATTTAATTTAAAAATAAACAAACCCGGATGTTTGCATAAATGTTGTTTAATAGCAATCTTGGCATCTTCAACTTTTAAATAATGTTTCCATGTGTGCCAAATAAGATCAGGTTCAGATTTAAAATTGCCACTCCAGTCTTTTAACCATGCAAACTCTACTTTTATATTACGGTCTTTTTTGCCCTTAAAGTGAATTTCTTCCTCAACTAATTGAGCCTTTTCAGATTTGTACTCATTAACACTTTCTCTATACGATTTTACCATAACTTATCAATAGAGTATCTCTACTGGATCGGAAAGTTGTAATTGTGGTAAAATCCATTGTAAACATTTGGCTTCATACCAAGCATCGTGATAACCGATATGTTCAACTAATCCGGTCCTAAATTCTTTCTTTTTCTGATCGGTTAAAAAGGGTTTGCCTACAGTGGCGACATCATAAACTTCAAAATAACGCCACGGAGTTTCTACCTCACATTGCTGAAACAAGTGTTCTAAAATTACTACATCAAAATGAGGATGATTAGCCCACACCTCCCGACATTTGTGTTTGATGTAAAAATCCCGTACTGACTGACATGCTACCCCAATACCCATCTGTCCGGAAAAAGCTTGTTTGTATGCCTTACTGCCTTCTTGTTTCTCCCACCAATCAAGTGTGGATTGATCAGCAATAAATACACTATCACTACGCTCATATGCCTGAAGGTCAATTCCAAACTCAACAACTTCATTTGACCTTATCGTGTAATCATCCCGTAAAAGAGCAAGGCCAATACTCAATACCGGCGCATGTGGGTTAACCCCTAATGTCTCAATATCAACTACAAGTCTATTTACTGGTTTAAACATTAAAAATACCTGTTTTGATTAGAAAATAAATTCAACACTTGGCAAAAAATTGGTTTAGTCCTCTGCGCCAAGGAATACCCCCTCGGTTATTCTTTCGCCATATGCAGCAATTCGCTGCCGATATCAAAGGCGTTTGCATACCCATCAGCCGCCACAAACTGATGCGGTATTTCACCCATAAACCTGCGTATATAGCCCACCATTCAGAACGCTTCATCCCATAAGGGACAGATCGATAGCGGTATAAGCGTGCCATGCCCGTTTTTTCGCCGCTCCAGCGGCCCCCATCTACGCCCATCCTTCTCAGCAAACCAGCACGTTTCAGAACACCCAAATCTTTGAGTGGCATAAAATACACAGACGTGACCTGTAGCGAAGTCCTTGGCGCACGTAGGATTTCCCTCGTGGTCGCGATAACGGACCAAGGGGACAAGATGTATTTCCATACTTGCTAACTGGTCATTGCTCATATTGGTCTCCTCCGGTTATCCGGCCACGGCGGCACTTGTACGCCGAAATATTTAGAAAATAAATTCAACACTTATACATTTTCCATCTTGTAATTTACAAATTGACACCGCTTTTGGAGCGGCAGTGCTATAATGACAGCACCAGTGGTCATATTTACCCCCGCGTTTATTACTACCTTTTGGATGTCCGGCTTTAGAATAACTTGTACAACCATTACAATGCCTGGGTTTTTTCATAACACAATTCCACCTTACCAGAAATTAACTGTTTCGCCAAGTCTTTCCTAATCATATTATTATAAAGTGAAGACGCCAATTTAGCCGCGATAATATTTAATTGGGCTTGTCTGATCTTACGTCCATATTTACTATAAGCCACATATTCGGCACGATGAGCTTCTAACTCTTGTTCCAAACGGAACTGTTTATCCGTTAAATATTGTTTCCACCACTGGTCCGGGGACTTGTCTTGCTGTAAAGAATGCACGACCTCATGAGCTAAAATTGGTTGTGGAAGTTCAATATTGTAAGGAGTATAAATTGTATCACCATAGGTAAAAATTACCGTATGTGATTTAGCCCGTGGGAACACGGCTAAAATATCATGATAATTGGGAGGGAAACCGTGTTTGATTTGCATTAACTTATACTCGTTTTAATCTAAATGTAAAATAATGTTTCAATTTGGTTTTGTTAGATTTGTATTTCACGACCTCACACGACATTCGATCAATTAAAATTTCATATTCGGGAATCAGACAATTTGTAAAGTCGGGTCAATTAGAATTTGTTTATCCATAATTATACCCTCTGCAATTCATATTTAATAATAGCCTTCCACCCCTCGGATGACGTAGTTTTCATTTTATAAGTAGTGACGAGTATTGTATATTCTGGAATCAGATGTAAACTTTTCTCGTCCTCAAAAAAAGGAGAAAACGCGGTATATTCATAATTACCCGATTGTACGTCAAACCATACTTTCACGGGGACAAACTTAAAGTGATTAAAAATTTCCGTAATGGTGTTAAAATCACGATCAAACAGGTTCCGTGAAATACGGAATTTGCCTAAATTGTAAGGTTTGTTTTTGCCGATATTTTTAACGTTCTTGGAACTCATTTAGTTTACCTCAATTTAACGTTGAGATTAATTTATATCAGATTTGATCTGTCCGTCCAACCCATACTTGTTCTTAACTCTATATCCGCTCTTAACTCATTGGCCAAATCAAGGATATTCTCGCTCAAAATCAGAATATTTTCCGCCCATGAAACCAGTAAAGGATGTCCGTGTAACTTCAAAACTTCATCAAACAAATTACGTTTCTCCCGCACATAAATTTGTGCAAAACCAAGATCATTCTCGACTATTGACGGCAGGTTGTCAATCAAATCGGCCAGTTTAATATTGATTGCATCCGCCGAAGCTTGCTTCAACTGTTCTATAAACGCCAATTTACGCGCTATGCGATTCCCGGTAATTTTTGGTTGCGTACACATAACTACCAGATCAGTAATGGAACCCCCAAATTCTAGTCTAAGCCTGGCTTCAGAAATCTCCGGGCAGTCCTCCAAAACGTCATGTAAAAGCGCGGCCACAACAACATCGTCGTGCAAGCCGATACAATACAACGTATTGGCAACTCTAATGCAATGCTGATAGTAGGGTTCTTTGTTATATTTACGAAGTTGTCTGCCATGAGCGTGTTGGATAAAATTAATTGCTTTCAAATAATTCTTGCTACAACCGACGTGCTTAGTCATGACTGACCTCACTATTAAAATAACGTGAAATTTAACGTTTGCTTTTTCAATCTACCCAACGCTACGGCTCTACCAACGGCACGACTAGGCTGGTCCTTATCGGAGCAATAACTACAGGCATGTCTGATACACTCCAAATACCTACCGTTCTCGTCAAGGCTCCACAATTCAGCTACGGTCATCCATTGTTTACCTTTACGTTCACTTTTTGAACTATTCTTAGGTGTGTAATGGCGAATCTTTATAGCGTAATTGTTCCCGGAAAAATTAAAAATAGCGGTTGTCATTGTGGGATCTCCAAAGATTTGAGAAAGTCAATTTCGGCTCTGACGTGTTTGCGAAACGTGATTACAGAAACGTTGGTGCTGCCGTGCTGGATATTATTATACAACGTTGCCGCTGCTTCATAGGGAGTGTCCACACACTCTACTTCACCTGTAAAAAACTTAATGGGACACCCCTCACAATTCTTTGGATAATACCAATATAACTTACAAAAAGCACAATTGGCGGGATTTGGACATTCCTTTCCAGCAATAATGTCTTTTTTAGTAAGTACCAACATGCGTTCCCAATGCCGGACACACTCACGACGCGCTTTTTCATTAACGCTTAATTTTTTAGACATCACGTTTTACTCCTTTGGAAAGAATTAAGTCAATTTCTTCTAATAAAGAATTAAGAGCCTCATTTAGTAAAGCCTGGATAGCAAAGTCAGGCACCTTATACCCCAATTTTAACAGCGATACCAAACGTGCCGCACATTGCTGCGGTGTGGGGTCGTTAAATGTTTCCCCCGCATAGGGCAAGTTACTTCTACGTAAGGGAATCAGTTTTAACGACAGCACATTCAGTGTATAACGAATTCGCCAAAGTTTAATTCTGATCCATAAAATAAACACGTTAACTTTTGTTGTAATTTTTAAATGGTCCATAGCTGGAATTGGACGAACCCATAAACGACGATCCGCTACGTGAGTAGTCCAGCCTCCACTACAGTTTTCATAAACGTATACATCACAATTCCAGTTGTCACTACTGAACCGACAATAACTCATTAAATTTCTCCACGTACCAGACTTGACAACACGGGGGTAAAAACTTTTATAGTGCCCACCGCTTCTTGAAAGATTGAAGTTTGAAAACTTAACTTAAAGAAGTGTAAACAATTTACTTAACAGAGTCAACAAAGTTCCAATACGTCACCTTAATTAAGTAATTTTACCTTTCCCGCAGCGTCGAATTCTTTGTTTTTCTTTTCGATGGTATTCTAAATCCTGATTTAATTTATCAGGTCCATATCGGGGTATTTTATTGCCTTCATTGTCAAACATATAGGGTAACAAGGCTGCCCTATTTTGAAATTCATTAATAATACCTCTTTTAAACCATTCTCCATTTGTTAATCTATAATTTGAAAATTTTTCATGTAATTCTTTTTCCATATCAAAAGCGGTTTGTCTGGAAGGCATGGGAAATTTGGCTATAACATGGAGTATTTTATAATCTGCGGTTTGTAGATGTCGGCATCTTTCTTCGGGGTTATAGGAAACACCAATTTTTATGGCTCCATAACCTCTTTGTATAAAATAAACATAACAGATTTTTTTCATAATTTCTATTTTTAAATATAGTAACTTGATCTAGTTATTTAGGGCTTAGTAACTTGATATAGTTATTTAGACTCTGTATGTAAGACCAAAACTCCACTATTCCTCAATTAAGAAGAATAGTGAAGTATTTGACTGCCCCTTTAGACTCTTGTAGAGGTTGAGCCACCCGGTCACGCTTATCGTACATGTGTACGCCAGATTCTAGGCCGTCCCGGTGTTATGAGTGAGGAGTTACTGGTACTCCCAAATAAAGCCTTACACACAACGCACTCTAGCCGTCACCCCTTGATGATCTGATTCCCAAGCCTCCGCCACAGTAGGGGATATAAATTTAAGACCATAGCTGTAGTCTCCAATGGTCTTATGTTAATGGTATATTTATTTCTTTCCTATTTCAAACCTTTTCTTAGATATATTTATAAATAGCAGTTATTTAATAATCATACTACAATATCAAACATTAAATTAATTAAATCATCTGGATTATCACTAACGGCTTAGGTATTCACAGAGCATAATTTTACTTGATATAGAGATGTAAATAGTTTATAAAGTTAATAGTAAGTTTACCAAGTAACTATAGAGGAGTTTAAGCATGATAGCTTTATTCAGATTTGTTTATAGTTGTAGTGTTGCTGTATTAAGTGTAGTATCTGTATGGTTTGGCAATTATGTTTTTACCGAATATTTAAACATTCCATCCTCAATAACTTATTTGGATCTTTTTGTTGTAACAATTGTAGGGCTCTTTTCCACATTGGATTTTTACATAAGCTTTGAAACTACTTATGTAAGGAATCTAAAGAAAAAGTTTTATGCCGATCTTTACAGTTACGACAATAAAGATTGGTATGATTGGTAGTTGACTTTATCAGGTAAAAACGTTTTAATGTATGGGCTCGGTTCTTATATACGACCAGGATATCACGGCGCTGGAACGTTATTGGTTAAATAGTGCTAGTATTTAACCTAAGACTAGGCATAGTCAACGATAACAAACCAGTGGGAGCCTAAATGTATATACGGCTTAATCCGACGGCACACGTATTTAGTGTGAAAATCCTACGGCAGTGGGGTAGCACCGTCCCCGAAGTCTGGTAAACGGGGTCAATTCTGAGAGTATATCAGTCAGGGTAGATTACTTCCCTTGGAAGGAAGAGGTCGTAGGTTCAAATCCTACCTCTCAGACCAGCTTGATCCACCATGAGTGGAAGGAGTTACAAAATCACTTTATTAAGTGATTTTAGCAGCCGGATTAGCTCAATTGGCAGAGCGGGAGTTTTGTAAACTCCGGGTTCTTCGTTCAAGTCGAAGGTCCGGCACCAATTACATAGGATAATTTTATGAACACACTAGATAACATTTGGTTGAACAAAATTAAATTTTATGACGGTATAAACACAGGATTGGAATTAAGAATAGACTTAAGTAATAATCAACATTATGCAATTCAGATATACCCCCCATATGGGATAGATCAAATACACGATGCTTTATTAGAGGGGGCCAGATTCCTACGCTGGAATAGTATCGGTTCCAACAATTGTAAATAATTAATTATATAATTTAAGGTGACATTAATGAGTAGAACCGGTCATAAAATTAAGCGGGTTGAAAATGACAGCTATCAGACTCCAAAGTCCACCCTTGAACCTTTGTTGCCTTATTTGGAGTTGTCAGATATTAAGTTTTTCCTCGAACCTTGTAAGGGAGAGGGTAATATAATTGACTTAATAAAGCCATTACTTCCGGAAACTTGTGTGACCGAATATGCCGAACTTACTGAAGGCCGGGATTACTTTACACACGAGTTCAAACAAGTCGATTTGATTATAACTAATCCTCCGTTTTCTAAAGCCTTGGAATTTTTGGAGAAAAGTCTTAAAGAAGCCAAAACGGTGATTTATTTGCTCCGGCTTAACTTCTTGGCTTCACAGAAACGTCGTGAATTTTGGAGTACTTACCCACCCGATCATATTTTCGTGCTTTCTACACGACCATGCTTCGTCTGGAAGTGTAAAACTAAGGGATGTAAAAAGAAATATCCTGTAGGAACTAAAGTGTGTTCTTGCGGAGGAAAAGTAGGTCCAGGAACCGATGCTACAGAATACGCATGGTTTGTATGGGATACGGCTGGAATTGTAAACATTAATCAATGGTTGACTGTTTTATAATAGTTTATTGGGAGCGTTTATGTTAACAATTAACAAACATCCGGTAGAAGTTACTGTCTTTCCAGGCGGTGAAGTAAATGTAACCCTTCCAGTTAAGTATTTAAAAAATACCACAACTGGGACATTTATTTTTAACACTATTATAAACAACAGCGATGATTTGTTAGCTCTTCTTTTAAGTAAAAACGCCTTAGAGAATTTATTAATTAAACCAAGACATTGTGTGTTAAAACTAGCTTACGTACCATATGCTAGACAAGATCGAGTTTGTCATGAAGGTGAGGCTTGTTCTATTAAAGTGTTCGCCGATTTGATTAACTCATTAAATTTTGATTTAGTCATAGTTTGTGATGTACATAGCAAAGCTACGTTAGATTTATTGAACAATGTAAGTGAAATACCCCAAGTAAATGTCATCGGTAAACACGAACATTTATTTACTAACTATGATTATATAGTTTGTCCAGATCACGGAGCCCGAAATAAAACTATAGATGTTGCAAACACCTTAAAAAAACCCGTAGTTTTTGCTTCAAAAACACGAGACCAAAAAACTGGCAAAATAACAAGCAGTTTGGATTTTGATTATTCCGAGATACCTCCAAACAAGTCTTTTTTAATCGTTGATGATATTTGTGATGGTGGAAGAACTTTTATTGAATTAGAAAAACTATTGCGGACTTTAAAGCCAGTCACAATCGATTTATATGTAACACATGGAATCTTTAGTAAAGGCTTGAAAGTATTTTCTAATTTTGGAAACATCTACACTACTGATTCACTCGGGGACAAAACTGACACTGCTAAAGAATTTGGAATGTACAATGAAAAGTATATTCATAAATTAACTACATTAACCTGGATATAACAGAGATACAATTATGAAAATCAATCCTTTGATGGCAACAGATTTTTACAAAACTGGACATATTTTTCAATATCCAGAAGGCACTTCTATGGTGTATTCAAACCTAACTGCGAGGTCTGATAAATATGCCAAATTTGCCGATAGCGATCATCGTGTGGTATTTTTTGGACTACAGGGATTTATTAAGTGGTTTTTAATTGATTGTTGGAACAACGAGTTTTTTAATAAACCAAAAGACGTTGTTGTAGCCGCCTATAAACGTAGAATGGATACTTCTCTCGGACCCAATGTGGTTTCAGTTGACCACATTGAAGCTCTTCATGATTTACAGTATTTACCCATACAAATAAAAGCGTTACCAGAGGGCTCCCTTGTGCCACACGGAGTCCCGATGCTAACCATTGCCTCAACACACCCGGATTTTTTTTGGGTTACGAATTATTTGGAAACAGTGTTAAGTTCGGAGTTGTGGAAACCCATTACCAACGCAACAATGGCATATCAGTATAAAAAGATATTGTCTAAATATGCCGATGAAACCGGAGTTCCACAAGAAGGCGTGGTATTTCAAGGGCACGATTTTTCATTTCGTGGAATGTCGGGAGTTTTTGATGCCGCCACATCGGGAGCCGCCCATTTAACTTCATTTGTTGGAACTGACACTATTCCAGCGATTGATTATGTAGAAACGTACTACAACGGAAACGCGGAAAAAGAATTGATTGGGTGTTCCGTACCAGCGACCGAACATTCCGTTATGTGTATGGGGACAAAAGAAGCTGAAATTGAGACGTTCAAACGTCTCATTACAAAATTATATCCGACTGGAATAATCAGCATTGTTTCTGACACATGGGATTTTTGGAAAGTCATTACTGAATATGCGGCTGAACTTAAAAATGACATTTTAGCCAGGAATTCCGGAGACCCAAATAAAATAGACCGAGTTGTGTTCAGGCCGGATAGTGGGGATCCGGTTAAAATAATTACCGGATATAAGTTGGTTCCATCTCAATTTTTACCTTTGTTTACTAAATCTGAGTGGCTAAATAAAGGGTATGAAGCTTATACATCAGAGGATGGAAGAAATTTTTGTTTACAAACAGGAAAAGAATTGTCTACCGCTGAAGTGTCGGGGGCGGTACAGTGTTTATGGAATATTTTTGGCGGAACTTACGCTGTTAGACATAAAGATAATTCTGTAGAGAGATACAAAGTATTAGACAGCCATGTCGGGCTTATTTATGGGGATTCTATAACTCTGGAACGTGCCGAGTTAATCCTAAAACGACTGAAAGAAAAAGGCTTTGCTTCTAACAATGTGGTGTTTGGAATTGGCAGTTACACGTATCAATATCAAACTAGGGACGGACATGGTATGGCAATAAAGTCAACTTATGGAGTAGTTAAGGGGGCAGAGCGGGAAATCTTTAAAGCTCCAATAACAGATGACGGAACTAAAATTTCCGCGAGAGGGTTGTTATATGTTGAAAAAGGACTGAAAAATCAATTGGTAATGATAGATCGAGTTTCACGAAGTACCGAGGTTTTCGGGGAATTAAAATCAGTGTTTGTAGACGGAAAATTATTAGTAGATGATAGTTTTTATAAGATACGATCACGATTAATGTATAATGCTAAGGAGTAAATAGTGCAATTAAATCAACAACAAAAGTCTTTTTTACTATGTTATGTGTTAGCGATAATCCCGGAATTGCCAACTAATCTTCATAGAATAATCCTTGAAGTTAGGATGCGAATAATGAATAATGGGGGAAAGGATATTAGCGAAACCGAAACTCGGCAAATATTGGAGAAAATGTGCGAACATAAATTAGTAGTTATTGAGGATGGTAAAATAATGCGTAAGGTTAAATTGAATCCTCAATTCTTAGACCCAACCGCCGTGGAGTTTATAAAAGCTATGGTGATGGGGAATACAATATAACTATTTAACGGAAATAAAATGAAAAGTTTATATGAATTGTTTTATTTTTTGCTGGTCGGAGTATGTGCCATATTATTATTTTTAGTTTTAATATTAGGGTCGTGTGGTTTTTTTAAAGAAAACACAATTGTAGATTTTGAACGCCCCTATTTAGCAAAACAGAAGTGTATAGATAAATATCAAGATCACATTGAAGAAGCCGTAATTGAATATTGTGATCGATACTGGAGAAACTACGTTGAAAATTAATTATATATCGGATTTGCATGTAGACATTACTGCCATGTCGGATTTAGATAACACAGAAAACGCCGATGTGTTAATTTTAGCAGGGGATCTTGCCGAATACCCAGAGGGTTTAGACTGGTTACTAAAACAAGCCTGTAAGTACACGTATGTATTTTATGTGCTAGGCAATCACGAGTTTTATCGTAATGAGTATTATGAGACCATCAGACAAGTAAAAAAATTCTTCAATCAAACTAATGTAATTGTATTAGACAATTCATCTTTTATTCACGAAGATGTTGTGTTTATCGGGTCTACGTTTTGGACTGATTTCCAAGGAAAAAATCCAGTCGCGATGTTGAATGTACAGCTAGGACTGAACGATTATAACTATATCACGTATAAAACAATCCCCGGACTCTCGGACAAACAAATTAAAATTACTCCAGAGTTTGTTTTACATCAGCATGAGCAAGCACGAGATTATATTTTTGACACTTGTGACAAGTATAAAGATAAAAAAGTGGTGGTGATCACACACCATTCTCCAAGTATGCGAGCTTATGATAATTCCGGGTTTCGTGGAGACAAATTAAATGCTGGATTTGCGTCCAATTATGATGCCGTAATTACGCGACACCCAAATATTAAAGCGTGGGTTTACGGGCACATCCATGACACCCATACTTATAAAATTGGCGAAACCAATCTTTACTGCAATGCGCGTGGGTATGCCCGTTGTGGTGAGGATGTCAAATTTAACTTGAACGCTTGTTTTAACGTGTAACTACTATGCGAAGGGATGGACTAATGTGAGTCCTGTAAGTGATCTGTACAGCCCCGTCCCCATTAATTTAGGTTAATGGGGCCATAGTTACTAACCGGAGAAAATAACTAATGTGTGAAGCTTGTACTACAGTTACATTTTTAACCTTGATGATCACACTTTTAACTTCGTGCATTAAAAAGATTAAGAACAGGAGACATCAGTATGTCGATTAAAACAGTAATAGATGCGAAATGTCCCATTAAAATTTGGACAGAAGACATTGAGGAAGAGGCCGTTCAGCAACTAAAAAACTGTGCGGAATTGCCTTTTGTTTATAAACACATTGCGTGTATGCCCGACGTACATGCGGGAGCCGGGGCTACTATTGGATCGGTAATTCCCACACAACACGCGGTTATCCCAGCAGCGGTTGGGGTTGATTTGGGCTGTGGTATGCAAGCAATTAAGCTCGATCTTACCGCTGATCAATTGCCGAATCTTTCTCAATTACGTACCAGTATAGAATACTATGTACCGCATGGTCGATCCGATAATGGCGGAGCAAGTGATTGTGGACGCTGGACGCAAGAAAAATTAAGTAAGGTATCCTTCGATTTAATCGTTAGCAGGGCATGGCATGAGTTAGAAACTCCAAATTTTAATCATTTAACAAATGTTTACTCAAAATTATTTTCGACAAAACAAGCTACTTGGGAACATTTGGGAACTCTTGGGACAGGAAATCATTTTATTGAAGTCTGCCTTGACGAAAACAACCAAGTTTGGTGTGTCGTGCATTCTGGTAGTCGGGGAATTGGGAATAGAATCGGCGCTTTTTTCATTGATTTGGCAAAACAAGAAATGGACAATTGGTTTATAAAACTGTCAGATCGAAATCTGGCCTTTTTGCCAGATAAATCCTCACACTTTACAAATTACATCAATGCCGTAATGTGGGCGCAAACGTATGCTCGCGCAAACAGGGATATAATGTTATGGGCTGTTAGAGTAGCATTTGAGGATTGTTTAAATTACAGAGTGAAAACTTTAGAGACTATTGATTGCCAACATAATTACTTGGCCTTAGAAAATCATTTTAAACAAAATGTTTGGGTGACTAGAAAGGGCGCAATACGCGCCAGAGAAGGGGATTTGGGAATTATTCCAGGCTCTATGGGGGCTCGTACTTATATTGTACAAGGTAAGGGGAATCCGGATTCTTTTATGTCATGTTCACATGGAGCGGGGCGTAAAATGAGTCGTACTAAGGCTAGAAAGATGTTTTCGGTAGAGGATCTTAAACAACAAACTCAAGGAATAGAGTGTTGTAAAGAAGATCATGTTTTAGATGAAATTCCCGGAGCATATAAAAACATTGATGAAGTAATGGAAAATCAGTCTGATTTGGTAAGTATTAAACATACCTTACATCAAATAATAAACATAAAAGGATAATGACGTGACAAATTTAATGGCTTTAGACATGGAGTATAATCAACCAAGTAAATCTATTATTCAAATTGGCGTTGTTATTGGCAATATTAATAGTGGAGCAGTGTTTAAAAAATCCAGTTGGCTTGTTCATACCTGTGAGCCCATTACACCGTTTATTGAGAAATTAACAGGAATATCTAATTATGATCTTGATCAACACGGACTTTCACTACAAGAGGTCTATCAAAACCTGTGCATACTACATAAAGAATGTTTTTGTTTTAGAAACCCCGTAACGTGGGGTGGTGGAGACAGTGAAGATTTACGACATGCGCTGCATTTGGACGAAGATCAATTTATATTTGGTCGTCGTTGGATTGATGCTAAGACTTTATTTATTTCCAGACAAATAATGAAAAAGTTACCAACACAAGCCGGACTTGCCAAAGCCATGACTAAACTTGGCTTGACTTTTAAAGGAACCAAGCATAATGCTGAGGATGACGCCTATAATACATTTGTAATCTATCACAAACTAATTAACGAATTTAAATAAAACACATTGGTAAAATAAAATGGAAAATCCTCGCGAATATGAATTAAATCGTAAGCAATACGAGCAAGATTTAAAACGTAGACAAAACGAACATCTGGATGGAATACAAAACCACCCTTGGCGGCCTTGCTTACACGATGGATGTTCAGAATGTGTTGGAACAGGTGTAAGACGTGATGGATCGATTTGTGTTCACAACATTTCCTGTCCGTGTCCTAAGTGTTCAATTTATTGCTAATGATGCTTTCGGGTAAAACAATGCGCACACAAGAAGCCGAAGTTGCATTAGCGAATTATTTAAACATACGGCAGAATTTGATCGTACCAAACGTACATCATGGCTTTGGAATTCATGAATGTGATTTGTTGGTAGTGACAAAAGCTGGACGCTTGTGGGAAATCGAAATTAAAGTTAACAAATACGATTTACGTAATGATGAAAAGAAACCTCATCAACACAAACATGAAAAAATAAGCAGGCTTTATTTTGCCATACCCGATTATTTACAGTCCGAAATTGATCACATACCAGAACGTGCGGGAATTTTAATAGTAAATCCTAAAGGTAAGGTAAATAAATTTAGAGAAGCCACAGTTATTGGTAAGTATAAAGTTACTGACCAAGAAAGATATCAACTAGCCAGACTCGGAGCATTGCGAATTTGGAATTTAAAATATACAATTAATTTGTTATTACAACGTTCGAAGTCTTTAACGGAGAACCCTATAGAATATGAAACAATATCAGGAAATTTGTAAGAAAGCTTTGGTGGGTACAAAAAAATCCAATCGTACCGGGATTGATCATATAGGTTATCACGGCGATATGATGAAATTTGACCTACGCGATGGATTCCCTTTGGTTACGACTAAACAAATGGCGTGGCGGACCTGCTTTGCTGAAATGCTGGGATTTTTGCGGGGCTATGATAACGCTAGTCAGTTTAGATCATTGGGGTGTAAAATCTGGGACCAAAATGCCAATGAAAATCAGCAATGGTTTTTAAATCCAAATCGGAAGGGTGAGGATGATTTAGGAAGGATTTATGGAGTTCGGTGGAGAAAATGGAGAAATTGGCAGGAACGAAAAAGTTTAGATGTTTTACCTTCGATATCTGGTATACCAGAATTACCTATAATATATAAAAAACAAGAGATTGATTTAACACAAAATAAAAGTGGATTCGTGGGTAAAATTTTTCAAACCCAATCTGATGAACCTTATGTAGTTTATAAAGAATATAGACCGGAAATTGGAAAACATCTTTTATTTAATATTCAATTCCTTAAAACATTATACATTAAAGAGGGTGTTCAGAAAAGTCAATTATGTCATGGTTTTATAAAAGATCCTTATGCTCCCAACATTTGTAATGTTGCCTGCCGTGGAATGGTAGAGAAAAAGGATGTAGATAAATTATATGAAACTTGGCATGACATGATCCATAGATGTTATGGAAAAAATAGAGATAATAATAAATGGTATAAAGATTGTGGAATTAAAGTATCTGATAAATGGTTAGTGTTTGAAAATTTTGTTAATGACTATAAAAAAATTCCCAGATGGGAACTAAAAGAGTGTTTTCCGCATGAATTCAGTTTAGATAAAGATATTACTCTGGCTAATGTTTATGATGTAACTACTTGTAGATGGGCATCTAAAATTGAACAAGCGGTAAATTCTAAACAGTGTCAATCTTTTATTGGGATATCCCCCGATGGTAAAGAATATTGTGGTCGTGGAAGTAAAGTTTTTGCACAGGAGCATGGTTTGTCTGCGGATATGGTAAAACATTGTGTTAATGGTACTTGTAAAACACACAAAGGTTGGACTTTTAAACCTTCCCAAATAGAATTTTATTATACAGAAGAAGATCAACTAAAACTTGTAGTAGCAAAACTTTTATTACGTAGGGATGATCGAAGATTAATTATAACCGGGTGGCACCCCACTGAATTAGACCAACAAGCTTTGCCTTGTTGTCACGTACTTCTACAGTTCGGAATTGAGGGTGAGTATTTAAACCTGTCCATGTATCAACGTTCTTGCGATCTACCATTAGGAGTTCCCTTCAATATTGCCGGTTATGCGTGGCTGTTATCCGTAATCTCTCATATAACGGGTTTAAAACCGGGAATTTTCACCCACTTCATGCACGACATTCATATTTATGAAAATCAAATTGCGATGATGAAGGAGCAACTGCGTAGGATTCCCTATGAGCTTCCAAAACTTTGCATTAATCCAGACATAAGGACTCTTAAAGATTTGGAAACCTGGGTAACTACAGACGACTTTGAGATATACAGTTACCGCCATCATGAAAAAATAAACTACCCCTTTGCGGTGTAAACTATGACTACCGATAAAATTGACGATTTAAACATTGCGATTTTGGAAATGTTTGGAGTTTCAACGAAACGTTTGTGTACAGCTACTATTCGATTAGAGTGTGGCAGACTTCCGACAATAGTTGCCGAATATGTAGGCGATCCAAACCTTAAAATGCCACAATGTTTGGAACACAAATTAAAATGTTACACGTTAGAACCTATTAAAAGCAAAATTGATGGGTGAGTCATAACTCTCCCTTAACGGCTGGCCTTGTAATAAGGGAACATGAATTTAGATGCCATCATAAAGTCATCTAAATCAGAGAAATGCCGGTGAAACAGTGGGTTATGTGACAGCCCGGAAAGACGGGCAGTTAGTTTAATATAACTTGATTAAACTTATAAAAACTTTTATACTGTTAGTTGATTTTACGTCTAGCAGGTATAAGTTATCGTGGAAACTTTACTATGTTTAGCACTAGCGATTTATTTTGAAGCCTCTGATCAGAGTATAAAAGGTAAAGAATATGTTGGAGACGTTATTATCTCCCGTACTTTATCTGAAAAATACCCCAACGATGTCTGTAAAGTCGTTTTTCAAAATCGTCGGGTAAAAAAGAGACTGGTTTATCAATTTTCTTTTTTAAATCAGTTCCAAGACAGATTTGTACCAATTCCAGGACTATATGACAAAGCTTGGGTAGAAAGCAAAGACGTGGCGTGGCGACTATTAAACAATAAAGAGAGAGAGTCAAAACCAATTTCAGCCATGTGTTATCACAAATTGAATATTTTTCCGTATTGGGCCAGAGGAAATAAAATTGTCGCGATTGAGCAAGATCATGTTTTTTACAGCAGATGTTAAAAATTACTTGATTAATTGAAGTAAAAACTTTATTCTTGTCACCATCGACACTTTACAGAAACATTAGGAGTAAATAATATGTACGGCGAACACAAAACACTAGGAACTAAATTTTTTGAAGCCCTAATTTGGGGCATGGCTTGTGTAATTACAAGCTTGATTATTGCCGTTAATGTTGTGGAGGCCGGGGAGGTAACTTGTACTACCAACAATTACGGCAACATGGAATGCGTTGTGGTAGACAAATCCAATGGAATTAAATCCAAAGATACTTTCACGGTTAAAAAGCCCGATTTCTTGCGGCGACAGAAAGTTGTCGATGCCGAGAATAAAACCGTAGCTGTGTGTAAAGAAAATTTTTACGGAAATTTGAAGTGTAGAAGTAAGTAAAAACACATCTATTTTTCTAAGTAATTGGAGATATAGGCATGGGCATTAAATCGGTAGCTGAGTTAAAAACGAAGAAACTTCAGATTGATTTAACCGGACCACAAGGAAATGCATTTTGGTTGCTTGCACAAGCTACTTCGTTATGTAAACAGTTGGGGCTGGAATCTAAAGTTATTACGGATGATATGATGGCAGGTGATTACGAGCATTTGCTCGAAGTTTTTGAAGCCAATTTCGGCAATTACGTTGATTTGTATAGATAAACAACGGGAGAATATAGCATGATTCGTACCTATAAGTCAGAACAACACGCCCTGGACGTAGCAAAAGAAGCCGTATGGTTGGCGTGGCAGGCTTGTAAAGGACCGCTTGGTCTGGGAATTTTTCAAGATCGTGGCCCTCATCAAGATCGGGAAGCCGTTTGGAATCACGCCTATAATGAATTGGATTATAGAGACGGAAGGAAACAAACCGATGAAACAGATGTTCCAATTAAGATCGATTGTGATTACGTCATGGGACGAATGATGAAGTTGCGTTTTAAAATACACAAAAATATGCTTATAATTCCCGATTCGGATGTAAGGATTGATTATCAAGCGTGGTGTTGTCAATATAAAAGCTACGTTGAATTGTTCAACACTGCGGAAAAGAATTTGGGGGTAACAACTGTTTAATTTTAAGGCCGGGGATTATGAACACCTGCTTACCGTCTTTTATGTAAATTTTGGGGATTACGTGGATTTGTATAGATAGTTTTTGCGTCTGTGGCCCAATTGGTAGAGGCAACAGGTTTAAGCCCTGTTAAGTATCAGTTCGAATCTGATCAGACGTACCAAATTTAATGGAAATTAGTAGGGTATATAAATGAACGCAACCAAAAAGGCTGTGAATTTGAAAACATTTAGAAAGCTGTTACGTACAGCAATTGCCAACTATATGTATTCAGAAGGCTGTGGTTGTTGCTCTAATCGAGAACAGCATGAGGACGATAGAGTGGTATTGGCTAAATTGTTAAATGTGCCCAAATGTTCGGATAATTCCGGGTTTGATTTTTATAAATTTAAGGAGTGTGAATAGTGAATACAACTTTAACACCAAACGAATGTCTGCTTAGGGAACGCCAGATCAAACGACAACGAGAACTGGATGAATTCAAAGATAAATTGGCTCGAACTCATGGGCTAGAACGAGACGCTAAATTTGAAAAAGCTTTTGCGTTAGCTTGGGAGTACGGGCATAGCAGTGGATATCATGAAGTCGAGAATTATTTTTCGGATTTGGTTGAATTGATAAAATGAAAACTTTAATCAATAAAGACGAACATATTGTTACCGCATATGCCGAATACGCTTGTGGTCCGGGTTGGTCAAACACGCCTTTATGGGTAGTGGTGAGGAAAATGGACAACACGTTTCGATTGGTTTGTTTACAGCCAGAAGATCAAACCGAAACCATGCGAACGTTGTTTGATATATCGGCTTCGGTAAATATTGATATGGTTAATGAGTGTAAGAAGTTGGTAAAATGAAAAAATTAGCTTGTGTTGCCCAGGCATTGTGTGAGTATTTTCAAACACAAATTGGAAATCCCTATGTTGTAGTTGATAAAACCAGTCCTGGAGCGGTGCTTCCGGTGTTGCCAACGGCTAAAAAAGATTCTAAAGAGATTGTTTTTAATTTAGGTGTACAGGCAATTGTGGATTTGCAATTCTTGGAACAAGGAGTTTCATTTACGGCTCGTTTTAACACAATTCCTTTTACCGTATTTATTCCATATCCAGCTATACGCGCTATCTTTCCTCTAAACCACGAAGAAGACGTGGTATATTTTAATTTTAATCGAGTCGAAGATGCCAGCAAAGGTCAAACTTTCCACACTGAAACAATTAACTTTTACATGCAAGATGTTGGGCAACCAAAATTTTTGCCAGCGCAACAGCCATTTCCAAAAAATTTAATTCCGAACAAACCAAATTTAAAATTGATTTGGAACAATCCCGTTGAACCAGATAGACCCAAACTAAGGATTAAACCTGAATTAAAGTTAATTACAAATAAGGATGAAATACAATGAAACCAGTTATGCAAACAGAAAAAGGTCCGAGAGGTAATTGTTACAGTGCGTGTTTGGCGTCCTTATTTGAGTTGACATTAGACGAGGTGCCAAATTTTTTTGATGGTGTGGATGGATATGACACTACTAGCCAATGGTGGGGATCTGTTCGAAAATGGCTCGCAGAAAAAGGGTTTGGTATTATATCGATATCGTTATCCTTACCAAATGGTTATGAATGGTTAGAAAATTATGAGGGCTATTTCATTGTGTGCGGTATGTCTAATCGTGGGTTATACCATGCTACGTTGTGGAATTACGGGAAAATGTGTTACGATCCCCACCCAGATCAAACCGGATTACTTGAACCCGACAGTGTTGATTTATTGTATCCATTAGATCCAGCTAAATTATTCAAATTGGAGAAACCCTAATGTCAAATTTAGGCAATCGGATTAAACAATACGAAGCTGTAATGGCCAGACAAGCCATGCCTAGAATGCCTGTAATGATTAGAGTAGACGGGCGGGATTTTCATACGTTTACTAGAATGTGTGGAAAACCTTTTGATAAGTCTTTGATGCAAGCTATGGTAGTGGCGGCTAAAATAACCGCGTTTGATATGCAGGGATTTAAATGTGCGTATGTGCAAAGTGATGAAGCCAGTTTTGTCCTTACCGATTATGACACGTTAGAAACGCAAGGCTGGTTTGGCTATGATTTAAATAAGTTAATTTCTATAAGCGCGGCCACGATGTCAGTAGAGTTTAATCGGTTTTATTCGATGTTAGGTAATGTTGGAGCTTTACAAGTGTTTGATAGTAGAGTTTTTAACGTACCTAAAGAAGACGTGGTTAATGCCTTGCTGTGGCGAGCCCAGGATTGGCAACGCAACAGTTTGCAAATGTATTGCCGATCTTTTTTTCACATCGGGAATTACATAATAAAAACACAGCAGCCATGCACGAAATGTTGTTTACAATAGGTCGTAATTGGACGAAGGATTTAAGTGATCAAGAACGCAACGGAACGTTTTTGATAAAAACTCCAGATGGAATAGAGGTCAGACATGACATCAAACCCACCTATATTAGCATTGCGGCAGCTATTAATGACTTGATTAAATGAGGTAAAAAATTTATTATTAACTATGGATACTAAAAATATCATTGTTATGCGAGATGCCCCGGAAGCCGCGACATTCCGGACCGATTTAAGTGGGTGGGTGTCCCGACACGGACGTTTTTATGGGGACGACAGTTCCGCAGAAGACATGGCTAGATATGACGGCTGTACTCATGTGGGTTGTAAAAACTGTGGAAAGCCCTGCCAGAAGTCTTACACAGCTTGTGATGTCTGTAGTAAAAGGCTTGATCAAAAGCGTTTTGATGCCAGACCCAAAAAAGAATGGGATGGAGTGTCGATGTTGTATTCGGAATCTAAAGAGATCTTTTATTCCAGTCCGGAGGAGGCCGAAGATGATTTAGCGGAAGACCAGACATTGCATAGTTTAAATTTACGTATTTGTGAGCCCGAACGCGCCCGTATTGACGTTGATGATTTTGAGGATATCCTAATTGAAGATGAGGACGCGCCGGATTATTTACTAAATGCTATAAACGCCTTTAACGCCACTATGAAGGCTAATCCACCGTTATCGTGGAGTCCGTGTAAATATGCGCTGTTATTGGACAGTTCCCCACGTATGCCCAATAATGATTGGGATGATCTTGATTCATACGGACCCAGTGCATTAAAACCTGAAACCGAAGAGAAAACCGCCAAAACGACTGAGAATATGAGCGAAGTAAAAGAAAAGAAATTGCGTCATCTATTATTCATTGGTCATGGCAATGAAGAGCATTTTTTGTACGGCGACGACGGCGAACGGTGTTGCAATACTTGTCATATCGATTTTAACCACGACACTGTGGACGAAATTGAGCAGAAGACTGAGAATTACAATATACGGAAAATTGCTAGACTGAAAGCGGAAGGGAAGTGGCCACCTGATTGTTTAAAGAGTCTTAAATAACCGGAGGGGACCAGAGATGAAACAAAGAAAAATTATGAGGGCTATTTCATTGTGTGCGGTATGTCTAATCGTGGGTTATACCATGCTACGTTGTGGAATTACGGGAAAATGTGTTACGATCCCCACCCAGATCAAACCGGATTACTTGAACCCGACAGTGTTGATTTATTGTATCCATTAGATCCAGCTAAATTATTCAAATCTGATAACCATTAAACCTACCTATACAAGCATTGCCACAGCTATTAATGACTTGATTAATTAAGGTAAAAAATCTATTATTGATTATGAACATTAAAAATACCATTGTTATGCTAGATGACCCGGAAGCCGCGACATTCCAAACCGGACTTAGTGGTTGGGTGTCCAGACACGGCAATTTTTATGGTACTGGCAGTTCCGCAGAAGACATGGCTAGATATGACGGCTGTACTCATGTGGGTTGTAAAAACTGTGGAAAGCCTTGTGTAAAATCTCATATGGTTTGTGATGACTGTTGTGAACTATTAGATCAAAAGTGTTTTGATTCCAGACTTAAAAAAGAGTGGGATGGTGTAGCTATGCTGTATTCGGAGACCACGGAGCGTTTTTATAGCAGTCCAGGTGAGGCAGAGGATGATTTAGAAGAAGGCCAGACATTGAGCAGCTTAAATTTGCGTGTTTGTGAGCCCGAACGTGCCCGTATTGACGTTAATTACTTTAAAGATGTCTTAATTGAAGGCGAGGACGCGCCGGATTATTTAGTAAACACCATAAACGTCTTTAATGCTGCTATGGAAGCCAGTCCCCCGTTGTCGTGGAGTCCAGGCAAGTACGCGCTATTATTGGATAGTCCCGCCCGTACTTCCAATAATGATTGGGACGATTTGGATTCATATGGACCTGGTGCGTGAAATTGAATTAACCCAATAGATTACTAAAATGAAAACTTTACTTAATAAAAGCGAACATGATTTAAAATTGATTTGGAACAATTTAGTTGAGCCAGATAAATCTAGGTCAGCTAGTAAACCCGAATTAAAGTTAATATCAAATATTGAAGATCTAAAGGAGGGCTGAGATGAGCAATGACCAGTTAGCAAGTATGGAAATACATCTTGTCCCCTTGGTCCGTTATCGCGACCACGAGGGAAATCCTACGTGCGCAACCGATTTTCCTGACGGGCGCGTCTGCATATTCTACGCGACTCAGAAATTCGGGTGCGCTGAAACATGCTGGTTCGCTGAGAAAAACGGGAGTCGCTGGAGGGCGTTAGAGCGACGTAGAGCCGGGTATGGTACGTTGATACCGCTATCGACTTGTCCCCTATGGCCGGATAGCCGGAGGGGACTATGATGAATATACCAAAAGCTGAGTGGATAGTACGTGCGATGGCGGCGGGGCGCTGACGGTGAGATCGTTTCTCAAATCAGCGGCGGGGAAGCGGTACTTGTCTGCCAGTGAAGGCAAACATCAATCCATGTCATTGCAAGATTGGGGCGGCGAAACGGATTACCCGTCCAGAGAAGCGGAAGAATTCCAGATCGACGGACAATGGTATGTGCGCGGCAACATATCGCCATCGTGGTTCGCTTGTGCGTCTCGTGTGCCGGGAGGGCCAAGGTCCGGGATTGCCGCAAGGCTGCCGCGTGATTTATGGCCAGTTCTGGAGCAGATCGCAGAGCTAAGGCGGAAGTTAAGTTAATTGTGTATAAAGAGTGGTGACGTATGTTCGAGTCTAGTGACAGAGATTTTTTATTTATGGTTTGCGTGATCGCGTTAATTGGGTGGGCGGCAATCGAGGTATTAATTTGGATTTTTCAGCACCTAACGTTGTCGTGGAGATGAAACATGAAGGCGATTGTGCAAATGACGAATACGCAAGAACTGTATGCGAGGGCATGTATAGAGAGAAGTGCGGAGCAGTGATCGCGTTGTGTGAGACGTTACGCGCCGTGCTCGCACTAACTGGCGAGGACGGGCAGATCAGAAAGATTATTGAAGATACGCTTGCGGAGTACGACGAATAACTGGGGGCATAGATATGGATAAATGTATGTGGATTGAAGATAGTGACGAAACCTTTAATACAAGCTGCGGCCATAGTTTTGTGTTTAATGATGGCGGCCCGACAGAAAACGGGTTCGAATACTGCCCGTACTGCGGCGGGGCGCTGACGGAGGAGTTATTCCTTGATGAATAGGTTGAAGCGCCCGCTCACCAATCTACAAATATACGCGCTACTGCAAATGTGGAATACCTCCAATGGATTTTGGAATTCATTCTTTTCGCACTGGAGTTGCGGCTCCGTTTCTATTACGGTCAGGATTATGGAGAGTCTTCGACATCGGGGTTTGGTGGAGTATGCGGGAAACATACGGTACGGCGGACATCGCGCCTACAAAATTACTGCAACTGGAATTACTGAGGCAGTTGCGCTACACGCACAGTACAACCACCTATTACCAAAGCCTTAGAGTAAAACGCTTAATTCCTGATGAATGCAAAGTAAAGGAGTAAATTACATGAATATTAAAGAACATCTGTTGGCTTGTTTGGCGGAAGAGTGCAACGAGGTAGCTAAAGACGCAATGAAATCACTGCGGTTCGGAGTATCTAATCTAAACGTACTCGACCCTACCGGCCCTACTAATAGAGAACGTATGGTATATGAGCTTAATGATTTGATGGGGGTCATTGCTTTGTTGATAGAGTATGAGGTTATCGGAGAGCATTGGGTAGACGCAGGAATGCAAAAGAGAAAAAAGGAAAAAGTGTTGGAGTTTATGCACTACGCATCGACTGTTGGCGTGTTGTCTAATTCTGTTTGATTGAGGGGTTGAAATTAATATATGAAAGACACATGTCCAAAATGTGGTGGGGAATTAAGATGTCTTGGCGGGGAATCCGCTCACCCGTCAAACTGGTATTGTGAGAATGAAGAAGGGTGCGGTTGGGAAGCGTGGACTAAAGCTAAAACTGATAAAGGTAATGGCCCACTTATGCAATTATCAACTAAAATACTTAAAATAAATCGCGCAAATGGATGGATAGCTTTAACACCTAAAGATACAAATGACCCATATTTAATACCTTCTGCGCTTGTTTTAATTCATTCCGAGGTATCCGAAGCATTGGAAGCTCATAGGGTACAAGACATAAATAATTTTAGAGAAGAATTGGCAGATATATTAATACGGGTATTAGACGTTGCTGGTGGCCTGGAAATTAATATGGATGAAGCCGTAGCGGAAAAGTTAGAAAAAAATCATCACCGAGGTTATCGTCATGGTGGAAAATTATTGTGACTGGTAAGGTAATTAAATTATATCCGGGGCAACGAGTTACGTGAACGCACATCCCCACGGGTGGTTGGGGGTTTATGCAATCCATACCCGCACAAATTGTTAAAATTAACGCGAAAACTATACGAATACACACCAAGTTAAAAGTAACTTTACCCTATAGGTCGAAGGAGTGGCAATGGGTTGAACGTAATGTCAGAGCGGAAAATTTACACCCTCGTTTAGTGCCGTCGTGTATTCTTGAAGAAGACAGACCGTGGGATTACATGCCAGACAGTAGTGTAGACTGTGTTGAAAGGTAACTTTGTTGGTTTACCCAGGTGAGGAAGATATAGAAAACTAAAAGAGGTATAATCTATGAAAGTTCGGGAATTGTTAGACGCTCTTGCAAATGTAGATTTGGAGGCAGAGATTGTTTTGCAAAGGGATAGCGAGGGTAATGGGTTTTCGCCGCTTTGTGGGGTCGATACTGATGCAGTCTATAAGCCTGATAGTACGTGGTCAGGACAGGTGTATTGTTGTAGCTGGAGTGCGGAGGAAGCTTGTATGACTGATGAGGAATGGGAGGGTTTAAAAGACAAGCCCCGTTGTGTCGTGTTGTGGCCCGTGAATTAATTAGTGGGGTTGTTTTAACTTGATCAAGTTGGAAAAGGCAAAATATATATATTTTATGGCCGGTATTGTCAAGACTTGATTAAGTCAGGGCAGTATCCGGGGTAGCCTGTAGTGACTTGATTAAGTTGCGAATTTGCGGTTCGCATATGGCGCGGCCCTAGTCACGGCAAAGACCAATCGAAACGCGCGGATCGGCAATTACCCACAGCTTATCCACAGGAAATCCCCACGATATCAACAGGTTATGCACCGCAGTTGGGTATAAGTCACAGCGATTAGGGATAAAAACAACGCTGTCGGATAAAAGCCACACCGAACTGGTCAAAAATTAACCATTGTGGGCTGAAAACAACTATTGGGACTCAAACGAATAGTTATACACAGCATATCCCCACGTGTTGTTTATAACTTACTTGTGGTTTTTTGTCCTTGTGTAGTGTCGGTTTGCTTTACATACTAAATCTAGTGCTGGACGTAGGGCGTAGGGCTGGACGTAGGGCGTAGGGCTGGACGTAGGGCGTAGGGCTGGACGTAGGGCGTAGGGCTGGACGTAGGGCTGGACGTAGGGCTGGACGTAGGGCGTAGGGCTGGACGTAGGGCGTAGGGCTGGACGTAGGGCGTAGGGCTGGACGTAGGGCGTAGGGCTGGACGTAGGGCGTAGGGCTGGACGTAGGGCTGGACGTAGGGCTGGACGTATGGCGTAGGGCTGGACGTAGGGCGTAGGGCGTAGGGCTTGAAGACCCAAATAAAAAGGGCGGGATACCCCCGCCCTTGATCCTTAGTTGATTAACTCAAATCAGATCAGTAGCAACACAATCGTGATCAATCCGATCATGCGAACCACTCGCATAACTGATCGTTGATGATCCATTTGATCCAATCGTCTGGAAAAATCGAAGTTGCAGGGTCTGTATGACATTTATTGATCCCCTTGTGTGTAATATTTGGATATCTCGGCATAACGATCCAGATCGTTATATTTGCTATCGAATCTTGCGGAATAAGACCCCGTCAGATTTTTATCGGCATCGCTCGAACAATTGAAATGCTTGGCGAGACGTTGCAGATAACGGATCTGTGCATCACTCTCGATACATTGCGCGCAATGCCTGTTGCGGACAAAATTTACCGCATCGCTGGCGGACAATCCTAGATTGGCAATAATCAAACTCGCCATTGCTGTTCCGGTCCGGCCATGACTGCCAATACAGAAGATCACTAGATCGTGATCATTATTTGCGATCATCGCATCGATCAAGGCGATCCAGAATTCAGGCTTTACTGCCGGAATGCCTTGATCTCGCCAGTTCATATTGATCACTCTGCGCGCATACGTTTGAGTTAATAGATTGGAATAATTGTCCGGGACAGTGATCAGATTTTTTGCCAGATCCGAGCCCGAGCAGTTTAACAGTAGTCGTGAATCTGAATCACTGATTTGATCCAGTTTAGCGCCATAGATCGTGATTCCGCGAATTTGCATAACCGCAACATTGCCCGAATGGACGCAGATTTTAAATTCACGTTGTTTAAACGCGGATTCAAAATCTTTTGATCCTTTGACAATTACTGGAGGACTGGTAAGAGCCGCTTTTTCAATCGGCGCGGCCTTCGCCGATTTTTTATTACCCTTAGTTTTTTTGATAGTCATTTTATACACTCCTTTATGCGAGATTTGCGAGATTGAGGATCAAATACTTTTGCAAATCGGCTGATAGCATTTCAAAAGTTGTCTTAGTCAGTTTCCGATAGAGTCGTTCGGTATTGGCGAGAGAATTTACTAGCGATAATGTCAATTCCTGATTCAAAAATTCCCGATCTTGATCGGTAAAATTAGCTGGATCAATCGTGCAGGATTTATAGTGGTGCAATTGACCGTATTGAAAATGAAAAACAGAATCACGCCGATTAAATTGCAAGATCAGTGTACCCCATTTAAAACGTTTACCCCGTACCGGATTGACTGCTAAATGCACCTTGCAGTGTATCCAGGGAGCTAGATTGATGGGATGCGAAATGCCGAAAAACTGCGATAGATAAAACGTATGCAGTTTATAACCTGTCTCAACCATCCATGTGAATAACCCGTGTGCGGCGCTATCGAAAAAATTCGATGATGTGAATTTATCCAGAAAAGGTCCATTGTTATGCGCACAATTGATCACTGTATGAGATTTTAAGATCAAGTCATTGATGGCTTGCTGGTTATAACTTTTTTCTCTAACCACCTGCAGTAAAGCATGTTCGAGTTGTTTGGCCGCCTGACTACAATTGCCCCAAGATTGTCCGCCATACCCGCACGACCATTTCCGAGTAAAGAATTTGTTCCGGCTATCGGTAATCTTTTTTCGGCAATCGAGAAAATCATCAAAGGATCTCAACGTGTCGGAAAAAATTTCATGGCGCTCTTGTTTATGTCTTTTTTTAAGGTGTCTAATCTCGCCAAGGATCGCCGCATATGAATACCGCAATAAAGCCGACGCAGCGAATCCGATCATGGTTGACCCATGTGCGGTATGGCGCAGAGTCATGGCATTGTGCAAGGTCAATAAAACGATCTGCATAACATCGTATGTGTTATCAAATAGATTACACGTCATGCCGTATTGAATACCTTGCATCAGGGCATCGCGATGATCGACATAATCAGTTAAGGCGACATTCGCGACTAATTGATCACCGATCTTTATATCCCGATCATCGAATATGATCGGGATTTTTTTGACTATTGCATGTTGTGCCCAATGTGACAGCATTGTTCCGCCGCGATGGATTAAAACCGATCCAGGGGGCGCATTCTGGATCGCGCTCTCATAAGCTGGCCCTGCATCATCATATGTCGCAACATCGATCAGACAGGTCACGGTCAGATCAGCGGGTATCCAAGCATCAGATCGTAAGGCATCAGGTAATACACCATCGCGAGCCTGTACATAATACAAGATTCGATCAGACAAGAGGGTTTCCAAAAACAGATCGTTAGTGATGCCTACATGCTCGCTTAACCAATTCAGGTCACTATGCAGTGACCATTGCAACGTCTGATTTGATCCAGATGTAGCGCCATCCGATCCAGATCCGACAGTCATACCAGATTTAGTTATGACTGCACTCAGATCAGCATCAATCAACGGCATAACGATCATTTCAGCCTCTTCGTCATGCGCAAGAGTTTCTTGGATCAATTCGATCAATTCCTCGCGATTATTGCAGACTCGTGAGTTGACAAATCCATGCCGGGGGCGCAGGGGACAGGGACGGAAAAATTTGGGAAAATGGATTGACGTGTAAAAAGAATCAATAAAGCCATAACTACTATAAAACTGAATGATCCTTTGCAAATCGGCATTTTTTAAAATGCAAAAGTTCCCGGTCCGTAAATCGGCCTTCTGGAGTTTGTGCAAGCCGTTTGCTTTTTGTGTCTGGTACATGGTTGATCTCCTATTGTTTGGATTTAAGCGCCAGCAAAAATTCGCTGGCATCATTGTAATTTTTTACTGCAATCCTATATGCGATCATGTCGGATCGCACATTCGCCAATACGACATTGATCAGGGTGTAGATCAATTTTTTCCAGCCATTCTCCGCTTGCCGAAACGCTTTGGAAAATCGAAAGCCCGTCAATACCATGATCGGGACCAAACACAGCGCGATTTTGTCGCGGAAAGGAACTCGCGCTAATTCTGCGCGATTTGTCGATTTAAGCATTCTGATGTTCATGTCCGATACTCCCATTAGTTGATCAAGTGATTAAATTCTAAACTGTATCAAGCTAAGATGCAAATAAATATCGCGCACGTGCGCACGTAGCAAGGACTATGCCAATTACTTGATTAAGTTAATAAGCACATTTTATGCCAATAACTGTATCAAGTGATTAAATTCTAATCACTTGATTAATATAATTGTAAAGCCCTTGACTTAATTAATTAAATCTGAATTGTCTTAATTAAGTGACATTAACTTAATCAAGCAAATACCATGCCTTAATTGATTAAGTTAGTTGTCTAGCTTAATATAGTTAATAAGCAAAGGTCATGCCAATAACTTGATCAAGATAATTGTCGTCAATTCCAGACTTGACAAAGACAATCCATCAGCTTGATCAAGTGTTGTATTAATACCACTTGATACAGCTTGCTGCCTTTACTCCAGGCTTGATCAAGTGTTGTATTAATACCACTTGATACAGCTTGCTGCTTTCACTCCAGGCTTGAGCAAGTGTTGTATTAAAGCATCGTGTATTGGCTTAATTAAGACAACACAAGAACAAAAAACAACTGCAGTGCATAGCTTGTGGATAAGCTGTGTAAAGTTAAGTTGTGAAATTACAACGTCGTGACTTATAAACAACTGCTGTTGCGAAAATACCACTTGTGGATAAAGCTGTGGATAACTTTGAAAAATTGTTTGATGGGCAACAATCTGATTTTCTACAGATTTTGACCTGGAAAAAAGGCTTGAGGTCAATACAAACCTATCGGGCCAAGATTTTGGGGCCAATACAAACCTAGCAGGCCAAGATTTTCAGAGGTCGATAGAGGGGCAACGGGCCAAGATTTTCGAAACGTGGATTGATTGTGGCAATTTTTGAAATAAAGTAGTGTGGTAGTGAGGGGTCTGATCAAATCGTGGTGTGTAGGGCTTTATAATTAATTTTAGCTCCAATCATCTATACTCCAATGAGGGGAGAGTCGATAATTGGATATGAAGTGATCGCCAAACTTGATCAAGTTGCCAGGATCTGCTAGGAACTCATCAAGTCTTGACCTTTTGACATTCACTTAATCAACTATGACTCTCCGGGACGGGAAACACAAGATTGATCTCATAGCCCGAGTTCATAAAATCAAACTTGATTAAATGTTGTCTTGATTAAATGTTGTCTTGATTAAATGTTGTATTAAAACAATACCGGACTCCAAAGTATGACCGCATCCATGTTTAGCACCAATTCACATAAAAACAACGACTTAACTGTATCAGTGCATTACTACACTAATGCACTTTACTTAATAAAGTCCTAAAATTGCAATTTTATCAAAATTAATTTAAACGAACTTGATTAAGCTAAGGGGTAAAATGAAAAACCCCGGTGAGGAACCTTCTCACCGGGGCGCACTTCCCTACAGAACCGCCTATTCCTTATTTTAACTTACTCAACTATCACAATCCTTCAAAGTATTTAATTCAAATATATAATTTCAAATGATTAACGCTTCATAATAATCACCTCTTAAGGTTTGGTTTTAATATCTTCTATTGTACAACTCAAGCAAGTAAAAGTATAGATCAATTACGGCAATTTGACAACTTCATTTATTGCTTGAATAAATACATTTTTTGAAACGCCACGGGTTGCAGCATAACAGGTACCATCATGCCGTCGTTATCCCTATATTGCAGATCGATTAAATTTGTGACATGCCCACTATTGGCGGGTCTTAAAATAATGTCCAAAGTGACGCCGCCATAATTAACAGTCAGTGAATCCGTAGCGACATAACGAGTAACAACTTTCGGACTCCGTTCTCCGTTTTCGCCGTTATAAAAATAATGCTCCCTATATGATATAGGGGAGAGTGCTTGCTGATCGGAAAACTGTCGTAACGTCCGAACGGCAATATCGCGTTCAGCCGTCAAGGTCTTGATATGTTCTTGCGCCCATTTGGGCAATTTCGTTATGTCATTCATAGTTATCGCTCCGTTTAATTGGTTTAAGGCAGTATACGTTTTATAGTTCTTGTCGGCAATAGTAAAAATATATCCGTTTCGCGGCGATTTTAATGTCGCCACTATCAGCCTGTGGGGAATACTTTCTACAAGCCCCTTCAAAAGTTCGCAGGGCGTTATTGATGTGTTCTTTATACCAAACTAAGGCTGTCTCGGTATCGGGTGCCTTACGTCGTTTTTGCTTCATTACCGCTAACCTGTCCTGATAAGACAGACCACATTGCTTGCCGTCGCCGTCGTTAATCACGGTTAAAACGATATCGTTTATCGTTTTCATATCCTGTCATTCCATTGGTCACGCAGGACGAAAATTTCCTGAATTCTCAAGCAGCGATTATTTGACCAATCTTCGATCTTACCATTTATGCAGGCCGCAACGTGGCCGTGATAACTGATTAAATATTTACCCGTCCGGACATAAGGCAGGATTGACCGATTCGTGTACTGTTTAACGCTGGCGATTCTGTAATAGCCGATCTTACTTCGTCTTGTGGTGGGAATTTTAGGCAGTCCGAGAAGATTGTTAGAACTAATGCCGTACTCGTAAACACTGCAAGCGTGGATATTGTAACACGTATCGAGAGCTTCGAAGGCTCGCCTTAAATAAATTCCTTTCCCCGGAGTTCGATTAGGCTGAATCAAGTCAATGGCGGCTTGAATATCGGCATAGGGAAAATTAGTCAATAAACTGAGTGCGACTATCACACAATCGCGGGGTTCGCGGTTTTGTACTGTTGATTTTAATTCATCGTAAGTCATGTATGAAAAATCCTATATTTAACTTTATTAAGTTAAATACTAGCTGTTTTTAATAACCGGATCAAGACAATTTTTCTCCACGTCCGACTTTTTCTACAAGTTCTTGATTGATTTCGTTTAAAACGACATCTTGACGCAACCAAACCAAGTACAAGCCCTTATAACGCGGCAGGTTTCGATAGGGCTCCAATTCTGGCCATCTAGCTTGCTGATCTTTACTGGCACGTTTTACCCTACAAGGTGCGCCTGGATCGTTATCCCGCCACCAATGGCGGTATGTGATAGGTTTACCCTGCCAGTCCGTTAACTCGTCAATTTTCCAAGGTCCGTCTTGTCGATTTATTTGTTCGGCCAGATAATAGGCTTGATCTGTCATTACCGCCAATAAATTATAAATGTGATCGTTAATTTTAGATCGGCGCTTTGGGAGAACCATACCTGGATCGCGTTTCAAAATGCCGTGGTTTTTCCCCCCACATTCGCAGCGACAAACATCTTCGCGGGCTTCCCAACAAGCGAAGTTACAAAGATGATGAGTTATCACGGCGGTTTTAACGTTCATAGCGATTTACTCCGTCAATTCTTGCCAATCAGAATAATCCCGACGTTCGGCAATTTCAGCTTTCAAGTCGTCATAAAAAATATCTGCCAATTCTCTTACCGTAATATCCATATTCTTATCATTGTAGACGCCATGACTTACCCAAATAGGGTACATGTAGGCCGATCCAATGAATTGAGTATCGCCGGTCTGATAGGTCCAGTCCTCGCCGTCTTCTGAACACGCGATGGTAAGCAAGATGCCCGGTATGTAGTCATCCTCATAAGCTCTAAAATCGGGTTCAATTTGTAATTGAATTTCCCTAATCAATTGTGAAAGTTCTTTCTTAGTAATCATGGCGATGTATGCTCCAAATTAAACGCGACTTTGCTATCTTCAGTTAGCCCTTGGTGTGTACAGCCCCGATATGGACGATCTAGGGGTACGATATCGGTAATAATTAAACCTTCGCTGTTTTTAGGCACTCGTCGAAAACAGCCACCAATGGGATATTGTGTGATATCCCAATAACCACAGCCGGGGTTGATTTTCATAATTACTAATTAAGATCGACTAATTCAATTGTACCGGCATTTATACCAGCTTTAATTTCCGCAGTTGTCATGCCGAGAAATTGATTGCGATGGGTTGCTGTGGTTTTGCTGCAATTCCATTTGTTCACGTCTAGGGCAGTTTTGTTATTTTCAATCCTGGCAATAACGGTGTTGTAACTCTGAAAATATGTCACGCCGTCATCGGCATGGATGATAAATTGATTGGGTATGGCATTGCCACGTGTGGACCGCATAGATTCGACTTTCATTGCTGTGATCTCCTAATTGTTAAATTAAATATAAAATCTTAATTTGATTAAGTCAATACTTCACATAGTCAGACATAACAGACCCAAACACCCGGCCAATACTAGCATGACTTTCAACTCTAAAATAAATAGATTCGTTCCGCCGGTATAGGGGATATCAACAATGATTTTTTTCTTCCCCATATTTATACGCCCCTTGTTGCTAAATACAATTCATCCGCACAACCTTTCAGGTCATTTTTTAATTGTTTGATCTGGGAAGCCAAACAATTAAAGGTAGAATGTTTATTGTCGTATGCTTGTTTACACAAACGACAAAACGCCACGTAACGCCAAAATGCCTTATAAAAATAGTATTGTTTGGCGTAAACCGGAAAAGCCACAGCCGCGGAAAAAGTCCGAGTTACTTTAGCCGTCTTAGCTTGTTGAAACAGATAAGTCTCAAATTCAGGTGTTATTAAATTTTTATGAAACTGTCTTTTCTGTGCCCTAGTCATGGCGTTACCTCCAATGTTTGCGGTTAACTACGTGCATTTTAAGTAAATTCGCGTCTAACAAGTGCGAACTCGAACTCCGACAATGCCAGATCACGATCTTGTGATCTTTATTTGGTACTTGGGTGCAATCATAGCTCCATTCATAATCGTTAGAGTCGCCTTGCAGGGTAATATAAATCTTACGTTGAAATGGATTGTAGGTAGCACTTATGAATCGATCACTTACATCTATGTTAGTCATTTTGAGCAGATCCTTATTTAAGTATTATAGAATTCACGGCAATCGTCGGAACAAAACTGATCAATTCTGGATTCTGGTTTAAAATCTTGTCCGCACCATTTACATTCGCGCATTTCGTCCCGCCATTTATCGGGACAACCTAGTTCATGACACAATACGCCATTTATTACTAATACATCACAGGATTGACACATAGCGTCCGCCTAATTTGGTATTGTCGTTCTTTACCGACAACGTGACCTGTAAATGATCGCATAATTTAAACTCCTTTAAAGGTTTCGGAAATAATGCCCGTTGCTTTCGAAGTAATCCATCATAATATCTTTAGCCGTTTGATACCAGTCAATACTTATCCATGATGGAAAATCATCCGGGATGGCCCTTATTTGATCGCACAAATCACGGGCAAAGTCGGCGTCTGAATTAAATCGGCCTTGATAGGCTTCGTTGATTTGATCTGCATCCCATTCCATGCCGTTATCTAACCATGCCTGTTTCACAGCCTCATCTAGATCGTGATCACGACATTCAAAAAAAGCGTCATCTAAGATCCCCGCATTGACAAATGACCCGACTAAACCATCACTTGCGAGAATAATATAATCGCCGTCTTCAAGGGCTTCCAAAATTTCCGCTTGTTGTTCATCCGTGAACTCCTCAAATGAAAATTCCCGTTCTACGGCATCTTGTAAGGTGTCGTCACAATCCAGATCAACACCAGTTAAGATAACTTTATTTTGATTAGCGGCGGAAATTTCAAGTTTAATTGTTGACATGATTTAGTCTCCTGTTAATTCGTCAAATCAAGACTGGTAACGATAACGCCAGGATCGGCTGGATTAAGATGAAAAATATCCGGGTGTCCGTTATTCCAGATCCGCAAAACTTGATCGCGCGTACTGTTCGCGTTGGCACGAACAATGCCGTATTCGATTGGGTACAAGTTCGATCGGGATTTGTGGTAGATATGGAATTTTTCCATCATGTCCTGATTATAGGTGTCTCTAATATTGGGTTGCGGCATTTTATTTATACTCCTGAATTGTTTCCTGTGGATTCTAAAGGCGAATACTCCATTATAGATTTGATCGTGATTGTATATGCTACTGCTGTAACAATTAATTTATTAGAATTATTATAACCTGAACTATTATAAAGAGGTAAAAGTTCTTCTACGGTGTCCGCTTCAGCAACTAACGCCCAACCATCTCCACAATCCGTATAATCAACAAAAAATAAAAAAGTTTTCATGATATAAATACCTTTAGTTCGGCGTGATTAATTTGTAATCGGATTTATTAATGTAATGATCAAAGGTTGCTTGTGCGATTTTTTGCACTTCTTCCCTCATATCTGTGTTCATATTAAACATACTCCGATTAAGACTAACTTGATTAAAAGATTATCTTTTTAACTTGATAAAGTCAAGCCGTATTATTCCCAATAAATTCGACCCGATACGGCACCGCGAACTTTCGTCAGCCCAAGGCTTTGCATAGCTTTATCTCGTAGTTTCGCCTTTAGGGATTTTTTCTTATTCGCGATCAATTTTTTAATAGCCTTGTGTTCGGCATCACAGGATAGATACTGAAATGGGGCTACTGTATCGCGATCAATGGGGGGTTCACATTTGCTTAGATCAGTAAAGTATCGGCCCTGACCGTCCGTGATAACTGGATATAACCGATCTTGATATTTGATAATCCAGGAGTTATTGATAAAATTAATACTGGGTTTTGTAGTCATAACAGCAATTCCTCAATTCGTGTTTTAAAATATGGCGGGCTTTTCGATTGTGTTGCCGTCTAAATTGTTTGCGGTAAGGGGATCGCTGAGGCGCACAACAAGAACAATTCAGACCGCCAATACCGAAACCAATACTGGACATTTTACGAAAAAGACTTAACAAAGTAAACTCCTTTAAGTTGATACAGTTAAGATAATTCGAACTATAGGCTATGGCTAGGTAAAAATCAACAATATTTTTTTGAACTTATAAAATCAAAGAGTTATGTCTTTATTAAGTTAAGATTAGATTCTTATTGACTTGACCTAGTAAAAAGTTTTTAATGTAAATATTCAGCCTATTAGTAGAGAATATCTTAAATGATGCAAACCTTAAAAACTGGCAGTATAATCAATCAATATACGAACAACACACAATTGTGTTGTTTTGATGCCGTACAAATAGGAACTCCAGCGACAATTTTAGCATGGACTGATCGAATTCCAGGAACAGTGATTAATAAATTTTTTAAGGGCAACGTTTGTATTGTAGAAATTCAAGAGGACGTAGCGACACGGATAGACAATAATGGGATAAGTGAAATTCAACAATATACCTTTTCCCGCAATCCAAGGGGTAAAATATTTATCTTTAAAAGTTGTTTTAAAAAATATTCTTACTATTGGGTAGAAATTGAAAAAAATACAAAAACAAATCGTTTTAATTTGTGCAAACATGGATATGCCCTATATTTAGGACATAGAGAAAAATATCATGATTTTAGTTTCTAAGGGGTCTAATGATTGTAAAAATTGATAATAAATTAAGCCTGTCCGTGATCTGTAAAAAACTTGATCAGCTAAAGATTAAATACACCAGAGTTAAAAAAGGAATTGAATTGGCTGAAACTGATTATAATCAGGTCAAAGTTAAAAACTACATACATGGGGTCTTAATGGTTGACAATAAAAAGGTTTAACTAAAACTATTTAATAGTAAATAGTTTGATATAAAACAATGTGGTTTAAATACAACTGTTGTAAAAATACTACCCAAGATTTTGGCTTGGATACAAACCTGTCGGGCCAAGATTTTGGCTTGGCTACAAACCTGTCGGGCCAAGATTTTGGCTTGGATACAAACCTGTCGGGCCAAGATTTTGGCTTGGATACAAACCTGTCGGGCCAAGATTTTTACTGAGGAAAGTAAATGAACACCTATAAAATTGTCCAAAATGAACAAGCCCTGCGTGATTTCATCGACTGGCTTCCCGAACTTGAACCCGATGAAATTTACTATTTGGCATTATTCGCGAGAAAAAAATATTCCCCCGAATTGAAACATAGTAAAACCGATAAAACTCAACTCAAACGATTCACGTCTGATAAGTCCAGATTATTGGATAAAATCAGACAGCTTGAATGTCCAGTTGGAAGTTATAAATTAAAAGATGTCGTGGCTCCGCAGGAATCTCTGGCGCTATACATTACAGTGAATCCAAGAAGTCAAACTTTAGCTGCTCGTGGTTCTTTAAAAAAACTTGCTGATTTAATTAGTAACCCCTATCAAGGTTGGAACGTACATCAAGAAGTGATGAGCCAAATTCAGAAGGCCAAATCAAGGACGTGTTGGGTAGACTTTGATATTGACGATAAGGCAGTATTTGACGACAAATTGCCTAAATTACTGCAACACATTAGAGATTGGATCGATGATATAAATTCTGGATTTGTCATCTCCGACATTTTTAAGGATGCCTGTAAGGTGTTGGAAACCAAAGGGGGTTATCACATTTTAATTGATCCTGCGAAAATTAAGTCAGGTAATTCTAAACTTTGGGTTAAAATTTGGTATAAAACCATTATTAATCTATATGAGGGCAAGATTGATCAAGTAGGTGATAACATGATTCCAGTAGTGGGCTGTAGTCAGGGTGATTTTGTACCGAGATTTTTAATATAAACAGGTCATGAGCGAGGAATTAATTATGAAAGTAACGTTTGAAATAAATACTGACGACGACGAATTTAAGGCTCAACGAATTCTTGAAGCCGACACCGCTTTTGGGCTGTTATATGACATCAATCAATTGTGTTGGGACGTGTTAAAAAATGATCATTTACAATTACAAAGTAAAGATATGTTAGAAGAGATCAGGCTCAGAATTGGAAGTAGTAATTTACTAGATTTTTATAGGTAAAATTTACATGTGCAATTTAACTTGTGCTACACAAACTTGATTGCCATCCAAAGGTATAGAGCCAGAGATCCCTATGGGTCTACAACACCAAAATAGTCGCGATCAATTGCTTCACAAAGGCCGTGAATAATGACGTTATGGACTTCCTGAATTCGTGGTGTGGATTGACTAGGAACAACGAATGCCCTCGATGGACTAACTAAAGCTGCTGCATCTCCACCCTCAGTTTCAGCATTGCCCCCATTTCCGGTTAGCAAAATAACCTTATTACCATAATCGTTGGCACACTTGATTACTTTAAGTATATTACCACTATTACCACTGGTAGTAATACAGATCAATACATCATCTGGTCTAACCAAAGCTAGAAAAGGTTTACTGAAGATACTATCGAAGTGATAGTCATTGCCAATCGCGGTAATTGTTGAAGTATCCGTAGTTAGTGCAATTGCCGCCAAGCCATGTCTGGGGCGGCAATATTGATTAAGCAATTCAGCGGAAAAATGTTGAGCTTGGGCAGCACTACCGCCGTTCCCACAAATTAAAAGTTTGTTGCCGCGCTTTAATGTATTGGACAAATCTTTACCAATGGCGTCAATTTTTATGGCAAAACTGTCCCGACATCTTTTTAACACTTGTTCTAAGTCATGAAATGCGTTAGTAGTCATATTAAAACACACCTTTTAAAAGAAATTTAAAGATTTGATACAGTAAAAACCCCGCACTGCCCAAACCAAGTATGATATAAATTACGATAAACGTAACCCACTCGGTATCTATTGTAAATACTAACTTCACAACACTAAATTTTATAGCACTGGTCTTTATTGATGTAAATATTGACGTTTTGATTGTTTTTAACCAGTTCCTCCAATACGGCATTGTGAAAATCTACATCCTCTTTACTACCCTCTACCTTAAATTTAAGTGGAGCGTAGGGTGTATTGGAATCTTGCAAATTAACAACCCGCAACCACACTTCCCTGTTGTCTTTTTCAACACGTACATATTGAGGCTTCGCGCAGGCAATATAAACAGTAATGGCTAAAGAAGTTACAAACATCACTGATCATCTCTTAATTTTGTTTAAACAAAACATTACTTAATACATATTATTTGTTAAGAAATAATTCAAGCTATCCTCGGTCTGTGCAATTTTTTAATTAATACAGGTAGTAATTTTTCACTTAGTTCAGTGTAAAGTTTTTCTCTGATATTGTCTAGGTCTTTTTCATCTAGATCACTGTTGTCCTGACCAGTAGCACCCTTAACATGTACGGGATTGTTTAAATCCATAAGTTCAATATTAGCTGGAACTGGATGAAGTTTACCTTGACCGTCTGCTTTATTTTTAAACAAGGCTTTATTCCGGAGTTCGTCTAAACTGAACGCATAAGGAAACTTCTCCATAACTTTAAATTCGGCTTCCTCATCACTTGGAATCGGCGTGTGATAATGCAGAATTAAGCGATCATCAAAATCAGGTACGAGACGTTTTTGTAAGTGGACTCGCAACATTTCCATTCTAGGTTGTATGATTCCTTTCGCCCAAAGGTATTCAGCCGCGCCAATAGTGCTGCGATTTGATGCAGACAATACGCCAAACAATTCCGGGGGCGCACCAACAATGCTAATAAAGGCATCCCGCTCGTCTTTGCGTAAGGCCGTGATCTGCATAGATTGTAGGTCTTGACTAATCGTTTTTACATCGACTTTTTGCGACAAAAACATCGGTTTGAAGCGGTTCCAAAAGCCCTGTTGCTTCTCCAACCATTTTTGCTCCAATCTAAGCGTGTCTTCTTTTCGCAGACCATCACCGGATATAATAATATCCGGACGGGCTCTGTTATAAAAGAAGCTTTTCAGATAACCCGCGCTGTATTCGTCAATTTCAATCTCGTCACCTAAACTTTTGGATAACCCCGAACCTCTACCGTAAGGATCGGCGGGATCGGGATCTTTGAAGAAAATAATTTCAGTAGCGGGTATTTCAACGTAATTACTTCGCACATTCAAAGGCATTATTTTGAAATAAGGAGAACTCTTGGTGGGCAGATCCTTAATCCAATCAGGGGGTAAAGGCCACAACTCAACTGGCACTCCCAACACATTGCGTTCTTTTAGCCAAAAACCCTCTCCACACAAATCAATATGGGTCTGTGTAACCTGTAAGTTGGTGTACCCCAACAGGTCAGAGTTGCCGTCACTTAAAACATCCAGAAGAGGGTGTTGGTCAATTTCAACTAAAGCCTCATTAATTAAGAGATCGTTAAGTAATTTTTCACGGCTCTGAAAATCTAAAAACTTCTTAGGCTTTGACAGCCCTACGTATTTGCCTTTAGAATCCACTGCAACGAAGAGTCTCCACGATGTTTTGGCCACAGCCACGGCAATCTTGTTAAGTATTGATCTAAGCCGTGGGGACTTTGAATACACTCGCAAAAGTTCAGTAGTGCCCATAACCGGGGGTTTGCTCCCACTTAAAAAAGATACCCCATCGCTTAATGGGGTAGGAAGTCCTTGTGGAGTCTTGGCTTTAAAGATATTCTTTATGGATTCAAACATTAATTGACTCTATTAAGTTAATAATTTATATTGATTCAGTTATTATACATATTTTTACCCCGAAAGCCAATGAGGAATACACGATGTATATAAAATTGTTGCGAAACATACTTGTTATATTTGATATTTTTGCCCCACCCATTATTCTCGGTTTTGGCCTTTACACTACTAATTCAGCTATAATTACGTTAGGTACGATTTGGTATTGCTTAAATCTGATTCTGACAGTATTGGGTTTGTTGCATATGTATTTATCATTTGTGGTAATCCGTCAACATATTGACGTGTTGAAAAGTATGACCAAACTCACTTTCGAGGATTTAAAAAATATAGAGGTTCCGAAAGACATTCAACCAATTCTATATTCACGTATTTTTTACAACTTCATTGGAATTGTCAATGTGGCGGTACTGGTTTATGCCAAACTTTACATCATCTTGGCAGTTTATATATTTGGTATGGTTTGGTTTGTGCATTTAATCGCCCAATTTAATCGTGCCGCAGTGGTATGTAACAAAGAATTTGCACGTTGTAAAAGTGTGAAGGCTATGGGGGACATAGTATGAAAACTAAACGTCTTGGTCCTACCACAACTCAATTGTGACACGTTTTTCTCTGGCCCAAAACAAGAATTGACTCACCATGTCTACAATATCGTCATACGTAGCGGCTGGAAAAGCCGCCATTTCCTGCTCGAAATCAAACACCCAAGGTTGTGTACCCTCTAAGGGGATATAGACGTGTCCGGATTTAATCACGGCTGATTCAGTGATCATACGCATTTCTTTATCTGATCTGGGGTCGATTGCTAAAGTACCATAGCTGGTTTCTTTATCCAAATGCTGCAATAATGACGTACCGGCACCTTTATTCTCAACGAGGATTAAATGAGGCTTCCAAAGATCGCCTAAATCCATGACAATATTTAGTAAATCCGGATGTTCAAAGCGGTCTCTAATCATGTCTATTAGATAATATTTCGTACCCTCAACGACATACCAAATACCGATCACGGTGTAGTCATGAATTTCCTCAGCCTTTTGCGCGGCATCGACGCTAAGAACGATCATTTCTGCCTCAGTTCTAGCCGGACGCTCCGTGAACCGTCTGAACCACGAAGTCTTGATTATATTACCGCCTTTCTTAGTTGGTCTTTGTTGGATAATAGACGCGAACCAATATGTTCCCATGATTTGTTTTTGGTCTTCCCAAAATTTTAAACTTCGTTCTTCAGGCCATAAGGGATCACCAATTGATCGACCTAATGGGTCGTCTTCCAAATCCGCAATCCCTGGGATAACAATGTGTTCATAAGGTTCATTAATTTTATTAAGTTGTTGTATAACCCACGCGGTTAGATCATCCGTGCCCCAGCGAGTCATGACAAGAATTACCCACGTATTAGGACGTATTCTAGGCCATACCGCCCCCTGCATAAAATCAATAATTTCTTTAACTTTAGTTTTAGATTGGGCCTCTTTAGGATTTTTTACGGGGTCTTCAATAATAAAACCTTCATAGGCATTGCCGGTTATTTGCCCACCTATACCGGCTGTTTTCATCCCACCCCCAGCCGATGTTTTTGATTTTATATTTAAAGTTTCCCAATGTTTACCAGAACGCTTGTCTGGATTTATCGTGACGTTAAAAATTGACGGTCCATAAGTTTCTAACCAATCCAATGATTTGCGCCCCCAACTTTCAGCAAAATCGGCTTCATAACTAACCAATCCAAGACGTTCGTTGGGTCTGCGGCCTGCATACCATGAAGGGAAAGCCTTAGAACACAAATCCGATTTTCCTACCTGCGCTGGGCAGTTAACGATCAAGAATCTGATTTGACGATTAAAAATTTTCATCAACCCGTCTTCCATTATCTCATGATGTTTGTAATATTTCCACGCTCCCTGACTGCAATAATTAGCCCAAGCGCCCGGCAAACTGTAGGCTAGATTCTCTCTAGTCAGGACATCTTGGATTTGACTATCCAACAAATCGGTGTCTGTCATAAATATCGTTATATTAGACGAGTTAAATTAAAAAGTTAGTGCTAAGTCGTAAAATCTGACTATTCAGGAATGGCCTCAATAGTGGTGCCGCCCATATGTTTTAACAAGTCTCGGGCTTGTTGTCGCAATACGGGGTTCTCGGTAAGTAAAATTGAAAATTCTCGTTTTGCCGTAACGGCTCCGGAATGCTCGTGTTTAACCGTAGTGGTATCATGTTTCGCCCATTGTGGGAAACGCCGATGTAAGAGTTCTAATGCGGCTCGCCAATCCAGACTTGTCTGCGCTTGAATATCTTGTACTAAATTGCTCTCAGCCAAAGCTTCGGCTTTTCTAACGTCTAACCAAAATTTATAATATAACTGATTCTCGCCTTTCTTCCCACGGTCAAGACAATCCACAACGGCATCATAACTTACTCCGGCTAATTGCGCGGCCACACTTAAAAAATTACCATTTTGAACAGCATCAACTATTTCATTATAGATTCTAGGATCGGCAATTACGGGAGGTCTGCCTTTATTGTTAGGGTCATAATCGGGTATAACAGTTAAATCCTGATTTTCCGGTTGTGTTAATAATTCAGTAAGTTTAGAATTACTTGGTAAATGTCCGGCTCTAGTTTTAAACTGTTGTAACTTATCCCGTAAAGCTTGGGACTTATTCAAACGTTTTCTCATTCAAGTCTTTGATTATAAAATTAAAGTTAAAAAAGCATATCATATTAAATTGGATTAAACAATATTTAATTGACTTGCCTAAGTTAAAAATCTACAATTTTATAGTATTGAAACAACAGATAACCGGAACAATTAAATGAAAATTAAAACTATTAATGCCGTACTGACAAAAAAATTCGACGAATTCGTCATCACTATTGATGACGACGTGTTACGTCATGACGTGAAAAACAACTCTATTATAACCGGAGGCGCAATTGCTTCCCTGTTGTTACGTGAATCCGTCAACGATTACGACATCTATTTTACCAGTAATGATTTGGCCTATCGTGTAGCCAATTACTATGTGCAACGGTTTAACAAAACTAACAACCCCACGCGCCCCGTATCGGTACGTAAAGATGATGATGGACGGGTACGTATTTACGCTAGAAGTGCTGGCGTTATTAGTGAAAATGCCAAGGGTGTGTACGAATATTTTGACACACTAAAAGACATGGAAGATAGTAAAATAGTCGATTATAGTAAAGATTCAGAATTAAGTATTGTTAATAATGCAGACACCAAACCTCGATATCGTCCAGTATTTATGTCAATGAATGCCATCACGTTATCAGATAAGGTTCAATTAATTGTACGTTTTACTGGCGATCCCGATG